GGGAGCCACGGTCAGATACGCTCACATGGAGCAGGTCTCCGATCGCTACAAGTGGGATGGATCCCAGATCGCGTTGATCGGCTTTGATCAGCTCGAGTCATTCGAGCGCGACCAGTTCTTCTACATGCTCTCGCGTAACCGGTCAACCTCGGGCGTCCGGCCCCGAATGTGTGCGACATGTAACCCCGTGCCCCGCCAGAACAAAGTCGGGGGCTGGTTGCGCGAGATGGTCGATTGGTACATCGCGCCTGATGGGTATGCCATTCCCGAACGCTCGGGCGTGCTGCAATGGTTTGTCAATCTCAATAATAAGCTGGAATGGGGCAACACCCGCCAGGAGATGATCGATCGGTTCGGCACCGACTGTTCCCCGCTATCCTTTACCTTCATCCGCTCACGCACGATCGACAATCCGGCCCTGCTGACCGCTGACCCGTCCTATATGGCCAAGCTCAAGAGTCTGCGTAAAGTTGAACGAGAGCGCTTGCTTGGTCACGAGGATAAGGGCGGCAACTGGAACGTTCACGATCACGCCGGCACCTTCTTCCAGCGGTCATACTTTCAGATCGTCAAGACCGCACCCCGATGTCCGAATGTGGTTCGTTACTGGGATAGAGCGGCCACCGCGGCCGATCAGGCCAGGAAAGGTTCTTCGCATACCGCCGGCGTCAAACTGGGGAAGACCGCTGAAGGTGAATATTTCCTCATGCATGTCGAGCGTTTTCAGGGCAGCCCGCTCACCGTTGAAACACGGATCCACAACACCGCGAGCGGAGATGGCAACGCCGTACATATCGGCATCGAACAGGATCCCGGCCAGGCGGGAGTAATGGAAGCGCAGATGCACGTTCGAAAGCTGATCGGGAAAGGATTCATCGCCTACGCCAATCCCGTGCATGAATCCAAAGGCAAACGAGCTGAGCCGGTATCCGCTGCTGCAGAGGCGCAACTGATCAAGCTCGTCGACGGCCCCTGGGTGGAAGAGTTTCTCGGCGAGGCGGAAAATTACGACGGTACAGACAAGTGTCAATCGGATCAGATCGATGCATTGTCGGGCGCCTTTTTGCGCCTCACAAACCCGAAAGAGTTTTACCTCGGATAATTATGGAGGGCATTCCAGTGGTGGTAGACTTGAGTATCGTTATGCAGATCGGGTTACCGGTTCTGACCTTTGCCGTCACCTATGGCGTGATGCAGTACAAGTTATCGTCACTCGTGAAAGACCTCGGAAACCTCGAACGGCGTACTTGGGCAGTCGTCAACTTCGCCCGCTGGTACCTCATCGAGAAAGAGCACATGCCCTTAGATCGGGTTAATGAGATCCTCGGAGAAAACGGCGAATGAGCGGCAAGTCATCCATGTCGGCGGCCCAAGCGTCCGCGATCATCTCAGAACTTCGCGGACTGTCGAGCACCCTGTTCGAGAGGCAACGCATCGGCGAAGCGATGGGCAAGCAATACGATGGTCAGCGCGATCTGACCAAAACGCTCGGCTACAAGAAGGAGCCGACCTACATCGACTATCAGTCATACTACCTGCGTAATGAGATAGCCAAGGGCGTTATCAATGCTCCCGTAGCCGCGTCTTGGGAGACGTTCCCGACCATCGAAGAGTCCGCAGAACAGGACACTGTGTTCGAGCGCGCGGCCACTGAGATCGTCACCAAGTTTCGATTGCAGCAGGTCTTCTCACGGCTGGATATCCTGTCATCGCTCGGGAAGTATGCGGTCTTACTCCTTGGATTCAAGGATAGCTCGACCAGCCTGACTCAGCCGGCAACGACGTCGTCTGACCTACTGTACGCCACACCATACGGTGAGGGGTCGATCACTATCAAGTCGACCGACACGAGTCCTCAGAGTCCTCGGTATGGCTTGCCCGTTCTTTATTCCTTATCGATAGGCGTCGGCGATAAAGTGACACCGACAGATGTTCATTACACCAGAGTTATCCATGTGGCTCAGGAATGTCTGACCAATCCGGTGGAGGGGACGCCGCAGCTGGAGGTGATCTTCAATCGCCTTTATGATATCGAAAAACTGGTCGGTGCGGACGCGGAAGCATTCTGGCGCCTGGCCGATCCCGGTATGGTCTTCAATTTGGACAAGACCTTCACGATCGGGGACGACGTCAAGGCAAAATACGAAGAGAAGATCCTCGACCTGGTCCACCGCATGAAGAAATTCCTGCTGTTGCAGGGGGTCGAAGCGAAAGAGCTGGTCCAACAGATCTCTGACCCGATTAATCACTTCTCGATGCAGCTGGACATGGTCGCAGCGGGCAAGCGGATCCCCAAGCGCGTGCTGTTGGGCTCAGAACTCGGCGAGCTTGCCTCGACTATGGACCTCGTCCGGTGGTTCCGCCAGATCAAGAGCCGGCGCGAGCAGTTTTGCGAGCCAAGTATCATTCGCCCATTCTTTGATCGCCTGGTCGAGGTGGGCATCCTCAAGCGAAAACAGGCTGCCCAATACAATGTGAAGTGGGATGATCTACTCTCGCCATCTGACAAAGAGAAGGCTGACGTTGCGAAGACGCGAGCCGAAGCAACCGCGACCTTCCTCAATAGTGGCGGCGATACGGTCATCCCGATCGAGAAGTTCCTTGGCTGGCTGGGGTGTACCCCAGAAGAAATCAAGGGGATCATGGAAAAACTATCCACACAACTGCAGGAGCTCCCACCCGAGGATCTCCCAAACCCGGAGGATGGCGATGACCCGAACAAAGATGTTTAGACTGACCATGCTGGCGATGTTACTCGCCCTATTGCAGTTGATGCTGATCGGATGCGACAAAACCCATTCACAAACGGTCACGGTCAATGTGACCTTCAGTTGGACCGCGCCTGGCGATGACGGGATGATCGGTCAGGCATCTGCTTACGACATTCGTTATGCCCGTACCTCGGACAGTCTGACCAGCTTCTGGTCGGCCTGCAAACCTGTCACCGGGTTGCCTGCGCCTAAGGTCGCCGGTTCCCCTGAATCAGTCACCAAGGGACTGTCGCTGCTGACGGGTGTGACCTACTACTCGGCAATCAAGACTGCCGACGAAACGCCAAACTGGTCGGATATCTCGAACATCAAGTCGTTCATCATCCCGGACACGTTGAAGCCGAACAAGGTGAACGATTTCAACGTGACTTTCTAAGAGACGTGATAGAACCATGAAACGCATCCTCTTCGGTTTGTTGCTGATCATCTGGGCGCTGCCCGCACTGGCACAGGATTCGCCGGTGTCGGTCCCGGCCTACGTGAAAAACAAGCAATGGAAGAACGTCCGCGATTTCGGCGCCAAAGGCGACGGCACGACGAATGACCGAGCAGCGATTCAAGCTGCTATCGACGCGCTCCCTGATTCAGGTGGAGTGGTATTCGTCCCGTTGAGTAACTCAGTCTATCTGATCGATGCCACTCTCTATCTTCCTTCACATACCAGCATCATCGGAAGCGGCGAAGGGGCGACGCTCAAGATGTCCGGAGCCGTTACTCGGACGATGATCGAGAACGCAGACACGACAGCCGGCAATACGGGGATCGTTATCGAAAACCTCTCCCTGGATGGCGGCAAGGCTTATGCCAGTTACTCAGAACCGGATTCCGCTGATGTCGTCTCGTTCAAGAATATATCCAAGTCGACGATAAGGGGATGTTTCATCGCGGGAGCAGACAAGGATGCGATCGCCGTCCGTAATGGTTCTACGGATGTTGAGATATCCGGGAATACCTTGTGGGCGAACGGGGAAGAAGGGATAACGGCCAGTGGGCTCACGACTCGCCGAATCATCATCAGCAATAACAAGATCGCCGGACAGCCAATCGGCTACCTATTCGGCGGGTTAATTCCATCCGGAGTTTTATGCAAAGCCTCAGAGGTCACGATCTATGGTAATGTGATCACTGCCGGTGGAGCCGCGATCGACGTCAACATTGAGGGCGGCGACACGCTCAGGAATATCATCATTTCTGACAATCTGTTTTTGAGATGCAACCAGACGACGGTGCACTTGCAAGAGGGCTACAATACGACCGTCTCAGGCAATAGCTTTGTCGAGTGCGCCGGGCGCGGAGTTTATACTTCATCCGTCAGCGTCCAGTCGCAGAACATCACGATAACCGGGAACAGTTTTTACGACCAGACCGACAATGCGATCAATGCTGCATCTGGGGATCATTACGTGATATCCGATAACCTGGTTTATGCCTGCGATACGACTGCTATCAGAGTCGCGGGCGACTTTTGCACCGTGACCGGCAACAAGGTCTACGGTGCCAATGGCTATGGCATTCACCTCGAGAGTTCTCATTACAGTTCAGTGACCGGCAACGTCGTATCCCAGACCAATGGTCACGGCATCTACTCGGAAGGCGCATCAGGAGGCGAGTACATCACGATCGCCAACAACACCATTCAGAAGGCGGAGCAGAACGGCATCTATCTTCTCTCAACTGACTTCTCGACGATCAGCGGCAATGTTTGCGTCAATAACGACTCTCTTACTTCTGGTACATTCGCTGGAATTGCTTTGAACAGTTGCTTGCATAATGACGTACGCGGCAACGTATGCTCCAGCCCGAACAGTACGCAGGCTTATGGTCTCCTTTTGACTTCATCGTCGAAGAACTTGATCATCGAGAATTATCTGGCGCCGAATGTCACGGCGGGTATAAGCGGGTCAACGGCTGACATTGTCAAGTTCAATAAGACAGATACTCTGGCGATTAATGATTCGCTCTACGTAGCCGGGACGAGCCGACTCATCGGTCAAGTGATATTCCACAATAACGTCGGCATCGGAGCGGCAATCACGACTCCGGCAGGCCCACTTGAAATCGAACGCGCTTCGGCCAATATCGTCCTCGATGCGACATCCGGCGATCCATCTATCTTCTTTCAGGAAGTTGGAGCAGGGCAATGGCAGATCAAGCACAACGCCACGACTGATGATTTCGTGCTTCGTCGATCAGGTGTCGCCGACAGATTCACCGTCTCCACGACAGGAAAGATCACGTTCACAAACTACAGTCTCCCTACCACTACAGGAACAAACGGCCAAATACAGAAACTCCAAACCACTCCGACGCCGGATTCTCTCGGCTGGGCAAACGACTCCTGCGCTACCGATCTTGACCCGGATCAACTGGCGGGTGACGCGACGGACAACGATAAAATGGAGCCTGGCATAATCGCGCAATCTGGTGCCAGTACTGGTCAAGTATTAGAATGGAGTGGTACTGCATGGGCGCCAAATACGGACGATGGTGCTGGTTCAGGGACGCAAGATTCGCTCTCGATCTTCGACGGCTCGACATATTACTCGATCCTTAATAATCTCCTTAAGATAAAGGAGGGCGCCTGGCTCGATATCCAGCGAGAAGACTCGACCGATTATGATGTGATGCGGTTTGTGGTAGATTCCGCTGCGGTGAGAGCGTACATCGCCGCCAGGTTCTTCGGCCTCGCCGATTTCGATAACAATTCAATAGACACGACGGCTTCAGGTCAGCTTGAAGTCAAAGCCGATGGCATCGACGACACGCACATAGATTTCGGCACAGGAGCCAATCAGGTTTCCACCGATGACCTGACCGAAGGTGCTACCAATAAGTACAACGTCACTCACACAGGCGAAGTGACTGGAGCGACCTCACTCACCGTCGCCGCAGATGTGATCGACTCGACCAACATCGCAGCTTCAGCGATCTCATGGTCGGATATCCAGCACCGATTGACGAGGCTTCCGGCGACGGACGTCTATGCGAGGTCTACCCTCCCGGCTGCGACGGACTCCCTGGAGCTTCACTTCGGTCGGTTCAATGGAACAGCTGAGCGGTGGATGGTGATGAATGCATCGAGCGATGTTTCGACCGCGCTCAATGATTCCTTCGAGGTCGGAGGATCGGTCGACTGCACGTTCGACGCGGACTCTGTCGGCATCCTCTACAAAGTCTCAGGCACAGGAACAACTATCGACAGCCTATTCTTCATTCATCCTTCCGGCGACGCTGCCTTTGCAGCTGACTCGATCAGATCGGTGGATGTCGCTCTCACTTCGACGAGCTGGGCCTATGTCGCCTATCCAATGGATCGGGATTTCAAGCTGGCTGGTTCCAGTTGGGTGGCCCGGTTCCGAACTAATTTCAACGCGAACGCGGCTGGCAAGGTCTACATCGCAAAGGCGTGGCTCATTGGAAAGCCGAAAGCATACTGATGAATTTGATTAAACTGATACTCATATTGTTGTTAGGCTCCTGTAGCATGACCTATGCTGTGGCTTTCGATGCCTTAACATCGCATGGAACTCCGGGGACTGGTAATTTGACTTGGAATCATACCGCAGGAGCTTCACCAAAAGGAGTCATTGTCTTTATCGTACAAAATGTCGGAGCCACAGACGAGGTTTCTGGTGTTACCTACGGCGGAGTAAACATGACAGAGGTAACCGGTTCGCCGTTTGCCCGTGCTACCGGTGAACCTGGAACTGTTTACGCATATTTTCTTGGTGCTGGAGTTCCTGCCAATACTCAATCAGTCGTAGTGACCGTAACAAATACTTCGGTTAAAACGGCTACTGCTATAACAGTAACAGGTACTACGAGTCTAACAAAAGTACAAGACATCGATATTACGATTACTACGACTGGTGGCACAAGCCTGAGTGCAACTTTGGCACTTGGTGGAGTATCATCGTTTTGTGCCGAAGCCTTTCATTCCGGAGAAAATGCTCCATCAAGCAATACCCCGTTAGCTAATTGGACATCGGCTTATGCGTTCGATTTTACATCTCAGACTATGGGTGTCTATTACTATGATATAATTTCTACTGTAGATGTAACGATGGGGTGGACACAGTCCAGTGATGATGCACTTGCTATAGGCGTCGCCATTGCCGATTCGACTCCTGTCGTGTCGTCGCTGCCCAATTCTCTATATCAGGCCGATCAAGCTGGATTCCGGCAAAAGGCGGATAAAGCCTCGAGGAGATATTAAGATGAAGAAGTTGATCGTATGTGCATTGATGGTTTTGGCTTTAGGCCAATCGTTCCTCGATGCTGCAACCTTCGACAAACGAATTCATCTCCAGTCTACGGACTATACCGATGTTCGGATAAGGTGGGTGCGGGAATATACGACCCTGATAGACTCAGTGGATGTCGATATCTCAGCTCTCGGCTACAAGGATACGATCCTCACCCTCGACGACCTGTACAACTGGGACCTTGAGTTCATGTGGACGAACGCAACGAATGACACGTTCACTAATCATGCTTCTGCGGTCACTCGAAATAACCAGGTCCTCGCGTCGGCACAAACGTTCAGCATGACCGGCAATATTACCGGGAATCTCTCGGGCTCAGTCGGTTCGGTGACCGGCAATGTCGGCGGCAATGTGGTGGGATCGGTTGGCTCCGTTGCCGGAAATGTCAGTGGCTCAGTCAATTCGGTGACCACCGGAGTCACGCTTCAGGACGACGCGATCACCGCGAACAAGATCGCAGCCAGTGCAATCAACGCATCTGAAGCTCCGAACCTCGATGCCGCGATCTCGACTCGATCAACCTTCGCGGCCGCAACTGACTCCGTGTTGGTTCGTATGGGCGCGTTCAACTCAGCGCTGGATAATGACACGACGCTCGTTGCTTATCTTCGCGCCATTCTCTCTACAATATCAGCCGGCAGCGAGGTATGGACTGCCGCACAGCGAGATTCGATCATTAACCGGGTCCTCGCGATGAGGGATTCCGTCAACTTGGTCCATGCCGAGGTGGTCAACACGAATGGTTGGACTCCTCCAACCTTCCCGACCAATTTTGCTGACCTCTCAATTACGGCCGGAACCGGCAGGGTAACAGTCGGGACGAATGCCGATAAAACTGGATATTCGCTCGTCCAAAACTTCCCTGCCAATTTTGGAGACTTAGCGATCACGGCATCAACCGGCCGTGTGACTGTGGGTACCAATGCGGACAAGACAGGCTACTCCTTAACTCAAACCTTCCCGACTAATTTCTCTGATCTGTCAATTACTGCCAGTACTGGTTATGTCGCAGTCGGGAGTCTCGGTCCCGGTGTGGCTACTACGATTGGTGATACAGCTGCTTTCCAGGTCGCGGAAGAAGATACGGTAGGGCACCAGGCTGAGATCAGCGATCCAACCAAGATGCCCTATTATTATAGCCAGACTGGAGCATCGACTGGAGCTGATTCCGGTGTGGTCGCTCGTGTGGTCAAACGAACTGTTTGGGGCATCGCCACCGGTTCAGGTGGCGACTCAACTACCATAGCACAGCGGAAAGTTGCTGATGTGACGGTCGGCACGAATAACGATAAGACCGGGTACACTGCATCCTTGGAAGCTGGTGAGTATACAGAGATCAAAGATACAATCAATGAGGCCCTCGATAACGATAGCACCGTTCTGCAGCTTCTGAGATTGGCGGCTGCCGGTGGCGTTGCCGACGAAGTCTGGTTGCGCCCGGAGGTCGACACCCTGATCGCAAGGCTCCTCGCTCTGCGCGATAGTATGAATCTGGTTCATGCGGAGGTTGGTAATCTCAACGGCTGGAGTCCGCCCACCTTCCCTACAAACTTTAGCCTCTTCTCGATCGACGGTTCAGGACGAGTGACGGTCGCTTCGAACGCTGATAAGTCGGGCTACTCGTTGTCACAGTCTTTCCCTACGAACTTCTCGGATCTCGCCATCACCGCGAGCACGGGGCGCACGACCGCCCAGCTCGCACCGGGAGAATATACGGAGATCAAAGACACGCTCGATCAGACGCTGGATAATGATACCACGTTGGTTGCTTTCCTGCGTCTCGCGGTTGAAGGCGGATCCGGGGGAGAGGTCTGGCTGAGACCGGAAGTGGATACGTTAATTGCGCGCCTCCTGGCAATTCGCGACAGCATCAATCTGATCCACGCGGAAGTCGTCAATGTCGATGGAGTTGTTCCGCTCACGCCGAGTGATACCGGTGCACTCGCCGCGAATATCACGAACCGAATGCATGACGCAGATACCGTTGGCCACCAGGACAACCTGGGAGATCCCAGTAAGATGGCCTACTACTACTCCCGCATTGGAGCTGGTGGGGGAGGGGGCTCCAGTTGCGGCGATTCTTTGGGCTACACAAGAACGATTGTCGTGATCGACACGTCCGCCGCGCCTGACGAGGTTGTCCCACAAATGGCGATCTATTTCAACAACCAAGCGCAGTCGGCTGATCCATATATGGTGACCACCGACAATCTTGGACGAGCTGCACTTGGACTCAACGCGGGGAACTGGGTCAGGCTGCATGCCGATCCTCGCTATCTGCCGGAGACAGATTCCTTCACCGTCTCCGGTGTGGGGGTCGACACCATGCGATTCTGCGCCGCAATTGTGGTTGACTCGGACACCCTTACCTCGACCGTCGCCTTCTTGCTAAAGAAACCGGATGGCACAGCCAATGACTCTCTGGCGGTTACCGTCGAACTGCTCGCCGCGCATCCTGACTCACTGCTAAGGATCAACAATTCGCTGATCGCAGCCAGTTTCGAGCAGATGCGGTTCCGGGGAGACGCAAACGGGCTGGCATTGGTCAATCTGTATCCCAACCAACTCTTCACCAACGATAGCAGCTGCTATCGCGCGACAATCAAGAATCGATTTAATGATAAGATCGTGGAAGTTCAGAAATTCCGGGTCCCGGTCAGTGACTCGGTGGTCTATTACCAGAACCTTCCAAGGTGGAAGAATAGATAATGCCGACACCCAGTCAGCTTGATCCCAGTCGGACCTCCGGTCTCCGTCGTCGCTTCGAAGGCGATATGGCGAAGCGCCTCCGTGAGTTGCTACGGTTGATCCGGCTCTCGATCGTCGACAACGATTGCTTTGGGATCCAGCCAATTGAGGTGCCCTTGATGCGTTCGCTGGCAGCAGCTCGGCCGCGCGAGTTTGCGTTCGAACGCGACACCGCCGCGAAAGTACAGGCCTTCCTGCTCTGGCTTAAAGAACAGGAAGAGGCAGGCATCCTTCAAGTCGTCTTGCGTCCCGGGACCAACACCGCCATCAACGTCGGTTGGACTGATGTCTACATTCAATCTGCCTATCGGCTCGGTATCGGACGCGCGCAGACAGAGTTGGAACGGGCACAGTTTGAACTGCCGCTTCAGGGATCGTTGCCTGGCCGAAGTATGGTCGTCACCGCCTTTAATCTCCCGGTGCACGCTGACCGCGTCGGTGTGCTCTATACCCGCACGTTCGAAGATCTCAAGACGGTAATGGAAGTCGTCAACGCGGATGCCCGGCGCAAACTGATCGACGGACTGACCACCAATCTGACGCGCGGGATCGCGGAAGGGAAATCGCCGCTCACGATGGCGCGTGAGATGGTCAAAGATATCGCGTCAGGGCTCGACAAGATCGGGCTGAACCGAGCGCGCATGATCGCCCGGACTGAAGTAATTCGGGCGCATCATCTGGCAAATATCAACGAATTACGTCGCGCTGATGCCGCAATGACCGTCGAGGTGCAGGCGGAATTTAGCACGGCCGGTGATGACAGGGTATGTCCTGAATGTGAAGCGCTTCAGGGGAAGGTCTTCAGCCTCGATGAAATAGAGTCAATGATCCCCGTTCATCCGCAGTGCCGCTGCGCCGCTAAGCCGTATATCGCGCGCAATCGCATTACGGATAACGTTCGCCCCCTGCACAGTCACCGGAGGGTCGCATGAGCCTCAAATATATCGCTTGTCGTCTTGGCGGTGCCATTGTGCGTGAAGAAACGCTCGACGGCCGCCGCCATTTTGTCGTGCCTTTTGTGGGCATGGTCGAGGGAGTACACCAGGGGATCATTGCACCCGGTCAGCCGGGACCGCGGAGTTTCTATTCGTTTGCAGAAATTAGCGCGGGTGCAGACACGCTCTCGGGGCAGGCGACAACGCTTTACCACCCGATGAACGCAACGGAACTCGTGCCGGCCAACAGTCCTGAGGGGGAATCATTTATCATCGGCCGCGTTTCCAATGTCAGCGCCGAAAACCAGCGCTTGCGTGGCGAGGCGTGGATAGATGCTGCCCGCGCACCCCAGCGTCTCATCGAGATGTTGCAGAATGGCGAACAGATCGACGTTTCACTCGGGATCATGGGCGATGCGACCGCAACCACCGGCGTCTGGAATGGCGAAACCTATGACGAGGTGGTCACCAATATCCGTTTCGATCATCTTGCGTTGCTGCCCGGAGCCTCAGGCGCCTGCTCATGGGAGGATGGGTGCGGTGTGCGAGCTAATCAGAAGATCATTCTACCAATTTCCAAGGAGCCAGCTATGCCTATGCCAAGAAAATGGAGTTTCCTGCGCGCGATGCTCGGAGCGAAAAGCCCCGACACTAAAGAAACCCGAATCAACGCCTTGTTCTCGGATAAGGGAAATGATTTCACCGAAGAGGATCGCGCTTTCCTCATGAGCCTCGACGATAAGGCGCTGTGGATCGTCGCGAACGAATTGTCGCATGACGAGGTATCCCAGCAACTCTGGGATTTCGTCAACAGCCTCGATTCGACTGAGTTCTATAACTATCTCAAGGAAGTCTACGACGACTATTTCATTTACCGCACCTCGCGGCGCAATAACATGACGGGCAGTACGACCAGCACGAGCATGTATAAGCGCGGCTTCAGCGTCGACGCAACTACCAATAAGGTTGTCGTGGCTGATGGCCCCATTGAGGTCGTCGAAAAAACAGAATATGTCCCGGTCGCTTCCACGACCGCAAATGTAACCATTCACCAGGAGAGTGTGATGAAGACCAAAGAGGATCTGATCAAGGATCTCATCGCGTGCGACCGGACCCCTTTCAAGGAAGAAGATCGACCGATGTTGATGGGCCTGACCGAGTGCAAGCTCAATGAATGGGCCGAACGCCTCAAACCGCCTGCGGCTGTGGCTCCGACCACCGTTGCGGCAGCGCCTGTTGCCGCTGCACCGGCAGCTCCCGCTCCTATAGCGGAGGCACCTAAGCCACAGACAATGGAGCAGTTTCTCGCTACCGCCCCGAAGGAGGTGAGCGATGTCGTGCGCGGGATGATGACCCGTGAACAGCAGGCCAAAGATGGGTTGATCGAGAAGATCGTCGCCAATCAGGGCTGCCTGTTCACCAAGGAGGAATTGAAGCTGAAGGATCTGACCGAGCTGGGTAAGCTGGCGGGCTCGATCGGCATCAAGGCCGAAACCGTGGCTGACTACACCGGTCAGGTGGGCAGTGCGCCGACCTCGCAGGACAATTTTGGCGCGTACAGCGTGCCTGACATTCCAACCGAAGTGCCCGCCGTGGCGGCAGCGGAGAAGAAATAATCCACGACGGGATCGAGAGAATGTCGAGGATAACAATTAACGAATTCAACATGTCATAAGAAGGAGCATTCCCATGGCATACAACACCATCCTCCTCAAAGCGGATGAATTATACAATCCGAATCTGAGTGAGAGTTATCAGGCAAATGCCGGAATCACCCCCGGACATTTCGTCGAACTTCTATCCACCGGCAAGGTGCGTAAGCACGCCACCGCCGGTGGAGCCATTACCCCACTGATAGCCAAGGAAAACATCGGTGGGGGGGCTATCACTCTCGATTACTCCACTGACGATCTCGTTCAAGTGGCCTGGCTGCGCGAAGGAGACGAAGTCTACGCGCTGCTGCTCGACGGTGAAAACGTCGCGATCGGCGACAAACTGGAATCCGGTGCTGGCGGAACGCTGCGCAAGGTCGTGGCTGACACTTCGGCCGGCACGGTCAAGGTCGGCTCGATCATCGCGACTGCTCTTGAGGCAGTCAATATGTCGGGTTCGGCTGGAGCCGATCCGTCCGGTCGGATTCGGGTAAAGATCACGCGCGGCTAAAGGCTGTGAGCGATCGCTGACAACACTGAATGACACTAATGCGAAAGCAATTGCCAAAAGGAGACAAGCAATGGCTGCAAACCTCGAGATAATGGCCGAAGGAGCGGGACAGGGTGAAGTAACTCGCCGTGTGCTCTCTTTGGGCAAAGACATCAATGAGATCCGGCGTGCCTACCAGAAGAGACGCCTCATTGCCAACGTGACCACGTTGCGCGAAGAGGACTGGAAGCGCATCGACCGGACCGTGATCACGGTGGCCACAGCGCCCCAGGTGATCCTGAACTTCCTGTACAATTATAACGGCGGGGCATTGCGCTTTCCGTTTGACGGCTTCTCTGCCACGCTACTGGGTCGGGATGCGGTATCGCAAACCGCTCCCGCGCAGCTCGGCATGCGGCCGTCTCAGCGCACCCCGAACGATCGGCAGGTCTACAGCCGGTCGTACATCCCTCTGCCGTTCATCTTCAAGGATTACGACATCGATATCCGCGAGTTGAACATGTCGCAGAACCAGGGATCGCCGCTCGATACCTCGCTGGCCGCGGATGCCGCCTTCCAGGTGGGCGATCTGCTTGAGGATGTCTTCCTCAACGGACGCTCCACTACGCTGATCTACAAGAGTGCGCCGCTGTACGGCTTGCTTGATTTCACCGGGACGCAGAACCCGACGATCGGTGCGGCTTGGGATGCTTCCGGAAAGACCGGTGTGCAGATCGTCGAGGACGTTCTCGAGCTGATCCTCACGTCCACGACCAAGAAGCATTATGGCCCGTGGGCACTCTTCGTCCCGGATGCTTGGCGTACGGTGCTGGCTCGCCGCTGCTATGATTACGATGCGCGTAACGTGCAGCAGGTGATCCTCGACATCGACGGCATTGTCGCTTGCCAGGTGGCGCCGAAGCTGCCGACCAACACTCCGCTGTTGATCGAGCTTTCTGAGCAGACCGTGCAGGTGGCCGAAGGTATGCCGACTGCCAATATCCCGTGGGAAGGGCCGTCGCCGTACGAAGACCTGCACAACAAGGTCATCTGTATGCGCTTGCCCCGTCTGGGGCAGGATTACGATGGCAATTGCGGCATCGTAAAGGGAACGGTGAGCTAATAGTCTGCTCGATCATTGATCGTGTACCTATAACCATGTGCCGGCTGTAAACAGTCGGCCGGCACTCTCATTGGAGGAATCATGCGATATAGGCTGAAGGAAAACAAAGGCCGCCACGTTCTCCGCAATGGCGCTCAGAGGCTCGATGTCTATCCGGGACATATCGTCGACGATAGCCAATGGAAGATCCCGGAGGGAATGAAATCGGACTTCGTCGCTTTAGATCCGATCTCTGAGCCCAAGCCGAAGCTGAGATTCAAACTCGAACATCGCGGCGGTGCTTATTTCGATGTCATCCACCCCGTCACCGGAGTGGCCATCAATTCCCGGCGGCTGCACAAGGCGGAAGCCGAATCTATTGCCGGAATTACCGTCGAAGAATACGACGCAAAGGTGCTTGCGGAAGAGGCCGAAGCGGCAGTGAAAGCTGCTGAGGAAGCCGAGAAGGCGGAAGTCGAATCGAAAACAGACGAGGGTGCTGGTGATCAAGGCGATGCGGACAACAAATCCGGTGAGGGCGAGGGTGCACAGTAAATACTGGAGCATTCCTCAGGTCTGGTCTGGCGATACCGTCTTCGTCATTGGTGGCGGACCGTCGCTGGCAGGATTCGATTCGCGAGTTCTTGATGGTCGCCGGGTCATTGCCGTCAACTGCGCGTTTCGACTGGGGCAGTTTGACGTCATGTTCTACGGCGATCCGCTTTGGCCGGACCTATATGGCAAAGGTTTAGAAGACTTCGGCGGCCTGAAAATCACCGTGCGCGAAGAACATCTCAACCGTCCTGGTATTCGCGTCGTGTTCCGCGAGGCACACGCCATGGGTCTGTCGACCAAACCGGCCGTGCTCCACTGGAACCTGTCCTCGGGAGCCTGCGCGATCAACCTGGCGACGCTTCTGGGGGCCGGCAAGATCGTGCTCCTGGGATTTGACATGCAGCAGAAAAATGGCCACAACAATTATCACCGAGATTACCTCCATAAAGATGGGACGCATGCCTCGGTCGGCAATTACGAAGTGATGCGAAACCGCTTTCCACCCATCGCGCGAGATCTTGAGAAACTCAATATTCCATGCATCAACGCATGCCCGGACAGCGCGATCGACTGCTTTCCGAAGTGCACCATCGAGGAGGCAGTCTTATGCTGACCGCAAACGAATGGGGAATCTTGATAGTGGCGATCGTGGCCATTTCGTCAGTGGTCACACTCATCATTTTAGGGCTCAGAAATGAAGGCGGAGCAATTGTCCCCTTCGGATCAGTGAAGCCAGTGTTTCGAGAGCCTTATCGAACGAATGTTGTGCCACCAAAACCGCAGAAGCCGCCGATCGTGCTTGTTGGCGAGGATAGCGGTAAGGTCAAATATCGCCATAGCGACGGGAGCATCACATCATGATCACCATTGCCTGCGTGTATCGATCCGGCGGAGATTTCACGCGCACCGACGTGGCCAAGTTGTTCGCGGCGATCCAACGAGGAGTCGGCATAGATCATCGCAGTTGCTGTCTCACCGATCGGCCGGATGAAGTGCTTCCGATCGTCGATATCGCGTTGCCTCTGACATACACCTGGCCGGGTTGGTGGGCCAAGATGGAACTGTTCCGGATATCTGGACCCGTGCTCTACTTCGATCTCGACACCTGGATCCTCAGACCGATCGAGCAGCTTTGTGAGTGGGCCTTGACTCCTACCGACGCCGTCCTCATGCTCCGCGATTTCTATCATGGGAACGCCGCTTCAGGGATCATGGCATGGAACTGCGACCTGTCCTGGCTCACCCTGAAGTTCGCAAAGTTCGCACAGAGCGCACGATGGTCAGAACTTGTTCATGGCGTCGGGTGCAATTACCACCGCGGCGATCAAGAGTATATCCGTGAGCAGCTCGAGCGCTCGCAAGTTCCTGTAGTCTTCGCTCAAGAGGTGCAGTCGGGCATCTACAGCTATAAAGTTGATGTAAAGCCATCCGGGAAGATCCCAGAGGACGCGGCAGTTGTCTGTTTCCACGGCAGGCCGCGGCCGAGCGAAGTTGAAATACCCCGTCTCTATTCGACTGGAGCCCGGCAGTGAGCACAAGGATTCTTGTCATCCCGGGACTGGGCGATTTGCATTGGGTGGCGCTCAAGCTGCGATCTTTCTGCGAGGTGCATCATATTGACGATCCTGAAGTCTGGGTCTGGGATTTCGATGATCGGCCGCGGAGCCTTGAATATGTGCAGCGCTTGTTGAGTTGCCGATCCGGAGGTTACTGGCATCAGCCGTTGACCAATCGGACTCGGTCAATATTCAATGAATGCTACATGCTCGGGTCGCGCGACGTCGTGACTCCCTTCGAAGGGTTCGATCATTTCCTGTGCGTCAATGGCTCGCTCAGACAGGGGCGCACGCTGTCAGAGATTCTGTCGGACTGCGCCATCGAATGGGATTATCCGCTCCGGACCACTCCGGAGGAACTCAGGTATAGTGGCGAGCAGCTCTCGCGCGGCAAGTACCTGCTGCTCTATTTCTCCGATCAAGGCATGTTTCGCACCTGGTTGGCCTCCTGGACAACCGCCAGAATCGCCCTATTTCTCGATACGCTGCACGAAACCATGCCGGAGTATCGATTGCTATTGACCGGATCTCGTTGGGATGAGCGCTTCGCCAAAGAACTATTGTCTCAGGTCTCTGCGCCGGTCGAGAATCTGGTAGGTCAGACCAGCCTTGACGAGTTGATGGGACTCATCCGCTCCGCATCCGGATTCGTTGGCTGGTGTGGTGGTAATACTATCATTTCAACGCACCTGGGCACTCCAACTTACATGTTCTGGTCTGGCTATTTCTGTAAGGGGATGCAGACCAATTGGGTCGACCCGAACAAGCTTGGCTCGACCTATCGATATGATTCCGTTGCCAACACAAGCGCGGTCGAGGCCGCCGCCAAATTCGCAGCACAGGTGGAGCATGCATCCCAATAGAAACTCCATTCGCGGATATCAAAAGACACCCGGTCGCGCAACCGTTTTGTTGCCGCCCGGGCTTGGTGATATCCACTGGGTAATGCTCAAGTTGCAGGGCTTTCTCGCGGCGAATGGCTACAACGGCGCCGATGTCTGGATATGGGACGCCGGTGGCCCGCGGCGATCGGCGGAATTCGTGACTCGAATCCCGTTCGTCCGCTTTATTGATTATTTCCAGGTATCCGATCGTAGTGAGATAATTCGATTCTGTAAAGAAACAGATCCAGTGATGTGCGATAAGTGGGGCTTTGACTTCGTCATCGCGCTTAATGGTTATCTGGAAGCGGGTCTTCCGCTCGAGCCTGCCCTCGATGCCGCACCGATCAACTGGGACTACCCGATCTTACAGACCCATGCTGAGGTGGACTATTGGGAGGAACAGATCGCAAAGGGGCCATGGGTGCTGCTGTATTTCTCGGGCCTCGCTCAGATGTTCGATCGCTGGACCGCGATCATCACACCCCAGCGAGTTGCTGACCTGGTGAGGAACCTGCAATCCGCTCTTCCGGGCAGACGGATATTGATGGTGGGACTGCCCTGGGACAAGGGATTTGCGGAGCGGATCAGCGGAGTCACCATCGAAAACCTCATAGGGAGGACCGATCCTGATCAGTATTTCGCGCTGCTTCGCGGAGCAGATGCCATGATCGGATTTGCCAACGGCAACACGATTCTGACCACCTACTTCGGCGTACCCACGGTGATGATCTGGAATCGCGATCGTTATCAGCATGTTGGCTTCCACACAAACTGGGTTGGCCCGGAAAGCCTGTATGTGCCGATGGAGGTAGACGACTTTGACCCCGCCATCATAACGGGTCATATCATGTCACTTATCAACAGGAAAGAACTCGCGAATGTCTAAAGACAATGGAATGACCTGGATCCCCGATCTTGGCGTCGGGTATTGCCCCCAGCAGCCTGCGGCAGAGTTTTATGGACAATCCTATTGGGATGAATACGTCCGCCGCTCATCGACGCCAATGGGGAAGAAGATCACCCAGCAGCGGGTCGAATTGGTGGATACATACCTCCCCTCGACCGCGCCGGTGCTTGACATCGGCATCGGTTGCGGCCATTTCATCGAAACGCGCAAGGGGACCACATTCGGGCATGACGTCAATCCTGTAGGTGTGATATGGTTACACGAGCGCGGGATCTTCCGTGATCCGCGCGATGGCTTTTCAAACATGACCTTCTGGGACGCACTCGAACACATTCCCGATGCCAGTAGAGTTTTGGCAGCCTGTAAGGGCTTTGCGTTTGTGACCCTGCCGATCTTTCGCGACGAAGCCCATGTTCGGGAGAGCCGGCATTTCAAACCTGGCGAACATCTCTGGTATTTCACGCGGAGCGGTCTGATCAGATGGTTCAAGGGGCTGGGGTTCCAGTTGAAAGAATGCAATGCTATGGAAACCGTCCTCGGCCGTGAGGATATCGAGACCTTTGTGTTCAAACGAGAGTCCCAAAGCGAGCGGCTCGATGCCTGAGATGGAGTAAGCAATGGCACGTACCACAGAAGCTGAAGTGAAAGAGCTCATCGACACCTTGCTCAGCAACGAAGAGATAACTCCGTTTCTGACGGCCGCGAATGTCTTAGTTACGGCCCGGTGCGACGGAGCCTACGACGAAGAGATCCTGATCCAGATCGAGAAGCACCTGACCGCTCATTTTATCACGATGCGGGATCCTCGGGTCAAAAGCGAAGAGATCGGAGATGCTGCGATCACCTATTTCGCCACATCGACTGTGGGCGAAGGATTGGCCTCGAGTCCTCAGGGGCAAACCGTACAGCTCTTTGATTTCAAAGGGCTGCTCTCCAAAGTCCAGGGCGAGGCAGACATAGAGGCATTCGGGTGAATCTGAACCGGTTCTTCAGACAGACGGCCGTCCTCTGGACCGGTCGGACCAGTGACAAGTATGGCAAGCCCAGCTTCGCCGAGCAGATGGAGATCACTTGTCGCTGGGAAGATAAGCAGGAGAAGTTTGTGGATCTGGCCAAACGGGAATCGCTGTCACGCGCGGTCGTCTATGTCGATCGCTACGTGTTGCCGGGGGATTATCTCTGGCTGGGGCTCGAAGAAGATCTCTCTGAGACTGATCCTTTGCTCATTGCCGGAGCTCATGAAGTCCGGGCCACGGGTGCCGTGCCATCGGTGGATGCGAATACGACGCTGCGAAAGGCTTGGCTATGAGCAAGCGATACTTTACAGGGCTCAACGAAGTGCTGCGCAACCTGAACAAGGAAGTGGAGGCGCTCAAGAAACGCACGATCGCGGGTATGTGGGAAGCCGGGCTCGAGGTCAAGCGCCGCTCGATGGAACTGACACCGGTTGGTCCCACAGGCAATCTGAAAGCATCGCATTACGTCATTCCATATGAGGGAAGTTCTGGGCCGGTGGTGGAGATAGGACTCACAGCATCGTATGCACCCTTTGTGCACGAAAGAGTGGAACTCCGGCATAACGTCGGCCAGGCAAAGTTCCTTGAAACTGCTCTGCAGGAGGTTCCCATCATCGCGATCCTTGAACGAGCCGCGAAGGAGTCGGAATGACGACGCCGGCCACCGACATCGCGACCCTGCTCGACGGCGTCTCAGGGACCGGGCTGGCCCAGGGGACCAACCTGTTCGTCAGTGTGCTCCCTGAGACACCGGACGCGATCGTCGCCGTTTTTGATTATTCGGGCAGTGATCCGGAGCAGAACTTCGAGTACTGGCGGCCATCGGTGCAGGTTCGCGTGCGGGGCGCGCGCGAGGACTATGAGACGGTTTACCAGTTGGCGATCGCCATTCGAGCCTACCTGGTGGCCTTACACAATACCACCATCGGCGATACGCGCTATATCGGCATTTGGGCTAAAGGAGATATCATGTCGCTGGGCCGCGATAATAATAACAGACCGGAATTGTCAATCAACTTTCAGATTCACAGAACGTCAACCTAAGGAGTAAGCAATGGCTTCAAACGCAATTTCATCACTGGGAGCCGTACTGAGTATCGGCAACGGCGCTTCGACCGAGGTCTTCACGGCCATCCCCGAACTCCGGAGCATCAATGGCCCAACAATGACGTCGGAGGATATCGACGTCAGCCATCTGGGTAGCTCCGGCTATCGTGATTACATCGCGGGATTCAAAGAAGCCGGCGAGATCACCGGCGAGGTCAACTGGACGCAGGCCGGCTACGCGACCCTGCTGACCCTGTTCAATTCGGGTGCTCTGAAGAACATGAAACTCATATTCTCAGATGCCACCGATTATGTGTTTGTGGGACGCATCAAGGGACTTCCGATCACGGCGCAAACCGGTGACGCGGTGCGGTTCAATATCACCATCAAGATCACCGGATCATTCGCCGAGCCGGCGTAAGATTATAGGCATCGATGAAACCACTAACCGAATCGAAAGCAGGAAACAATATGTCTCTCCTAAGCAAGGAAGATATCCTCAACCAGCCGCTCGCTACCGAGGACGTGGATGTCCCGGAGTGGGGTGGCATCGTACGTGTTCGCGAGTTGACTGCAAAGGAACGGCTGGAACTCGGGCGGAGTTTCCGTCAGTCCGATGAAGCCGGCCAACTCGCAACCTATACGTCCCTCGCCGTCGGCATGGCGTTAGTTGATGAAACCGGAGATCGTCTGTTCGATAACGAGGAGATGAATAAACTCCTCGAATCCTCGGGCGTGGTCATCAATCGGCTCTATGACGTAGTGTCGAGATTGTCCGGACTGAAGAGCAATTCTGAGGCAGCGGTAAAAAACTGATAGCCGACCCGGAGCAGCGCTTTGCTTTTCGCCTGGCGCTTGCTCTCGGGGCGGCACACCCTGACTATCTGCTCAACAGACTGACGAGCCGGCAATTTCGCGACTGGATCGAATTCTACGAACTGGAACCGTGGGGCAGCGACATGGAATTCCTGCGTTCCGGGATTGTGGCCTCGACGATTGCGAATTGTCATCGCGATCATCGGAAGCCGCCGTTCAAACCATCGGATTTCATTCCGGAATTTGCGAAGAACCTGCGAGCAAGCGTAGGTCAAACGATGCAAGAAACCAAATCTAAGATGAACGAAGCAATGGCATTCTTAAAATCGAAAGTTCGAAAGAAGAAGCAACATGGCTAATCTCGGGACATTATTTGCATCGATCGGGCTGGACGTTGACGCGCTTGAACGGGATCTGCGCCAAGCCGAAACGGGTCTGGGGAAACTCGGCGCGTCGGCCAAGAGCGTGCTTGATGGAATCGGTACGGCCGAGGAACGCGCCAAACGGAACACGAAAGCATTTGCCGATTCGATCAAGTCACTGGCGGCCGATGTCGAACGTCAGCAGGATATCGATAAAACCACCGCACAATTCAACAAGCAAGAAGAAGGCGGTAAGGGACTCCAGAACATGATGGTCGGTCTGGGCCGATCGCTACTGCTGGTGGCCGGTGCTTATATCTCTGTTCAGGGAGCGCAGCGACTGGTCCGGTTCATTATCTCGGAAGGCACCAACGCCGAGAAGGTCTGGAACGATGTAGCCTCTTCATTGAAGCTGCACGGCTTTGAGGTCGATCAGAATATTGCCAAGATGAAAACGTTCGCGGCCGCCCGGCAGCAAGCGACCGGTGTCGACGATGAGTCGATTGCTCTGGGACAGATCAGATTACTGGATGCCAATATCGATCTCGCTGATTCTTACCGTCTCGTTGCGGCTGCTCAGGATCTCTCCGTCGCCAAGGACATGGAACTCGTATCCGCCGCAGACCTCATCGGAAAATCTATTGATTCGGACGTTAATGCGCTTGGGCGCTATGGCATTCAGATCGATAAGACTCTGCCCAAGCAGCAACAGATCAATCAATTGTTGGCAGAGTTGGAGAGCCGATTTGGTGGCAGAGCAGCGGCCGCAATGGAGAAAACGGCCGGGAAGATGGCTCTGCTCAGTTCAGAAACTTCGAATGTAGCTGAAAATCTCTTTGACAAGCTATCTCCCGGGCTAAACCAAACTCTGGATGATCTGCTGGCGCTTGTCGGAGGATTGGATCGGGCAACCAAGAGTGCGAGCGACCTGCTCGCTTTAACGTCACAGCAAGCGACTGATTATACCAAGCAAGGCGATCGAATCCGGTCTCTGGCGACACAATATGATTTCCTGACTCTTTCCGGAAAACTTAATGCCGAGCAACAGGGAAAGCAGCGCAACATCATAGCCGAGATCGCTGCATTCATGCCAGGTGCAGTAAGCGGATGGAACTCGCTCAATGAGGCAGTCGAGATCAATACCGATGTACTCAGGGCGAATATAAATGCTCAAGAGGCATACAATCGACGTCAGAATCGTGCCGCTATCAATGCTGCCATTGACGAGTTAAAATCCAAAGCTGCCGAGGTCAAACTCGCTGAAGGTGCATTGAGAGGACTAAACGCACAGCCGGCTGCTTTTCTCCAGTCACAACGCAGTAGTGGACAGTTGGGACAGCTTTTTGCCGGTCAGACCGATGAATTGGCGAGGCAACAACCGGCATTCGTTCGGGAACTCAATCGTCGGACGGCAGCTCTGAAATTGACTCGCGAAGAACAATTGGATCTACTCAGGCAACTCAGCGATGAATTCAATGTACTTGACCCGTCAAATGGTTTTAATAATGCCAGAAAACTCCTGAGAGAGCAGGGTGCGGAGTTCCTTAAACTTCTTAGTGACTTCCAGCGCGAACGCAGAAAGCAAGAGCAGGAACCCGCGGCCAAAAAAGAAGTAGGGCCGCTCGACGATGAAACTATCTCTCGCACTTTACAAGCCTATGAATCTCTGATCAGTTCCGGCAAAGCCAGCGCGAGCCAGCTTAATGCGATCTGGTCGGATTATACTGGTCTGCAGCTCGGCCGACTTGAAAAAGAACTGAACGCCCTTGAGAACATTTCGACAGCGACCAAAGCGGCGATCATCGAGGCAGAGAAGTTAAAACTTGCGGACGCAAAGATCGACGCGAAAAAGGCGCCGCTTGATCGTGCTATAGCACTCTATCAGCCGATCCTCGCTTCGCAGAAACTGACCGTGGCTGAGCTCGACGCCCTGTGGGGACCATACAGCAAATCTCAACTCGCGCGCATCGAATTGGAAGCCCAGAGATATGATAACCTGGGTGCGACGGCCAAGGCGGCTTACCGCCAGGCTGCCCAGGCTGCGCTCGACGCAGAGAAGATCGAAAAGAAGGCGAGCATCATCCAGCGGCTGATCGATGAACAGAAGAAGCTACTGGACTCAGGGCTGCTCTCGGCGAGCACTCTCGAAAAGTCGTGGGCAGAGTATACCAAACAACGGACTGAAGAGCTGAAGCTTGAGATCGAGAAGATGACCGACCTGCGGAATGCGGTTGGGCTCACGCTCGAGGATATCAGCCTCAAGATCAAGGACTTTAATGAGACCGAGCATGCCCTGAAGATTTCGCTCGACACTCGCGAGCTACGGAAAGAATTTGAGGAATTGCAGACTCTGCTCTCCACGCCTGGACTTTCCAGTCAGGCCTTCGAAGCTGCCCGACCGGAAGTGGAATCACGCGTCGGCAATGAACTCGAAAAATCCATCGAGAAGTTGCTCAAACAAAAAAACTCACTGGTCGAAATCAACAAGCTGGTTGCCGAAACGAACGCCAAGCTGGCTGGTCTTGATACTGTGGCAAGTGGTTTCAGAGATCAGCAGATCGCCGGACTCGAGATCCTGCTCCGAAGTAATGCGCTTACTGCCTCGGAACTCGAATCCGTTTGGTCCGAGTATTATGCTTTGCAGTTGGAAAACCTCGCTGATCTTCAACTTGCATGGGAAAAATCTAATCCTGATCGCGTCGGGCAGTTAACGGCAGACTTCAAGGCAAATTTAGAGAATCAGGAAAAAGAGATCGAAGCTTGGGGAGAATCATGGGAGAAGTGGTTCAATGAACTGGATGCAGATGCTCGCAAACTGGCCGAGGCGATGAGTTCGGCATTCGAAGATACGTTCTTCCGCACCATGGAAGGGGAATTCGTCAAATTCCGAGACTTCGTGAAGGCGATCATCAATGACATCACTCGCTACATGGCTCAGGAGTTTGCGCGCCTGGCGGCGCAATCTTTGACCCGCGGTCTATTCAATTTGTTTACGAGCAGCGCCACGACGGCTGCTGGCGGCAATCCGGATTTACCATCCGGTAGTAATTTCAGTCCCGCCTTTGCTTCTGGCGGCTTAATTACATCACCGACCTTTGCACTTATCGGCGAAGCCGGTCCCGAGGTCGTTGTTCCCATGCCCAAACTCAACGATGGGGATTTCTGGCGCAGCCTTGGATTGCCCGAGATGGCCGTGCAGGTTGAGGCTGATCAGCGCGTGGTGGATGCCGCCCAGACTCGGTTGCAGGCATTGCCCGGAGGCATGACCGACATCGGTACGATGACCGGCATTGACGTTGGTTCGGTCGAGGCCGATATGCGCCGCACAATAGCCCAAGCTCCCAACCTCGAGGCGCTGGCTGATAGGCTCGGCCTGCCGAAATTTGCCGATGGCGGCATCGTGACCGGACCGACCATCGCGCTGCTGGGCGAACGCGGCACCGAGATGGTGTTGCCCACCGACCAGCCCGGATTCTGGGACCGCGTCAACCCGGCGGGGGATACGCGCGGCGGCGATTCTATAACTATCCAGATGACCGTCGTCACTCCCGACGTGGCATCGTTCAAAGCGAGTTCGAGTCAATTAATGGCAGAAGCTCAGGTACGCGCGGGACAGGCGTTTCGGAGGAACCGTTAATGGCATTCTTAGAGATCCAATTCCCAACTGATATCTCATTCAACTCAGTGGGTGGCCCGGGCTTCTCGACTGATGTATTCATTGGGTCCGGCGGCACGGAATCGCGCAACCAGAATTGGTCGCGACCGATCGAGAAATGGAATGTCGCCTATGGCGTCAAGGCGGAAGCTGACGTGCTCTCGCTGCTGCAGTTCTTCATGGTCTGCCAGGGAAAGGCGCACGGATTCCGCTTCAAGAACTGGGTCGATTTCCAGGCGAGCTTGAGTCCCATCGGTACGGGCACGGGGGCTCTTAAGGCCTTCCAACTTTCGAAGCGGTATTCTTTTGGCGGACAGAATTACGACCGGAAGATATCCAAGCCGGTCGCCAGCAGCACCACGGTCTATCTCGCCGGCGTGCTCCAGTCCTCTGGGTGGACGATCGATATTACCACGGGGATTGTTACGTTCAGCTCGCCCCCGGGCGTCGGCGTGGCAGTGACCGCCTCGTTCTCCTTTGATGTGCCGATGCGTTTCGATACGGACGATCTACCGGTCACGCTCTCAACTTACCAAGCACTGTCGACGGCGGTACCGCTGGTGGAGCTCAAGTTGTGAAAACGATCGGCGCCAGCCTGCTCGCACATTTTGGCTTAAGTTTCACCACGGTGGCTGCCTGTTGGAAATTGACCCGCACCGACGGGATAGAGTATTTCCACACCGGCCATGATGCGCCACTTGTTATCGATGGCGATACCTACGATCCCGTCAACGGCACTATCCTATCGCAATTCGAACAACAAGCCGGGCTGGGGGTTGATAATCTCGAAGTAGCATTCTCCTTTGATGACGCTGGGATAACTAAAGCTGACATTGAGGGGAATTTGTTCGATGGCGCTGTTATCGACGTCTTTCTGGTCAACTGGGCTGATCTGACCATGGGCAAGGTCCTGCTGGCACAGAATTGGCTCGTTGGGAATATAGAGTTGCGCGACTACATAGCCATTGCCGAAGTCCGCAGTCGCGCTCAACAGTTGAATGCCGGTCTGATCGAACTCTATAGTCCCGCCTGTCGTGCGACGTTGGGGGACGTCAGATGTGGCGTCGACTTTGGCTCCGCCTCACCGTATATCGTTTCCGGCTCGGTTACTGCCATCACGGACCGGCAGATCTTTGTGGATAGCTCTCGCGCGGAAGCATCCGATGTCTTCGCCTACGGTCTGCTGACCTGGACCGGGGGAGCATCGGCGGGCGGACTCAATACTGGATTGTCGATGGAAGTTCAGTCTTTCGATCCTGCCACGGACCAGATCACCTTGTGGCTCAAAATGCCGTTCGACATCACGATCGGCGACACCTACGAGATGCGTTGGGGCTGTGACAAATCTCAGATCACATGCAAGAATCGTTTCAATAACTTCGTCAATTTTCGGGGGGAGCCATTCGTACCTGGTCCGGACGTGCTACTTGATTATGAGGTAGGCGGATGAGAACTCGGTTTGTCGCAGAGGTTCGTAGTTGGTTGGGCGTACGGTTCCGGTATCAGGGACGCAACCGGAAAGGAATCGATTGTGTCGGCGTCGTTGTTTTGTCGCTGGCCACCCTTGGGGTATCGCTCCGAGTGGAGCCATATGGCAAACAGGTATCAAGCGATTCTGTGCTCAGTCAGCTCCGAGCGAATGGACGCCGGATAGAATTCTCCGAAGCTCAGTCCGGCGACATCGCTGTGCTCAACTATCGCGGCGAGTCGAATCATATTGGCGTGTTGACCGGTGAGGGGACCGTGATTCATAGTCTGGCGCATGCAAAGCGGGTCGTGGAGCAGCCTCTGAATCATCCAGATGTCAAACCATACTGGGTCGGACTCTATCGCCTGCATTGCCTGGAGGCGTCCTGATGGCCGGTCCAGTTCTCGGTGCAGCTGCTTTTGTCCTGACCGCACCATTCGGTCCTATCATTCAGGGGCTTGCATCGATGGCCGCGTTGACGGCCGGACGCTGGATCGATTACAACGTGCTCGGGCTCGGACCGGATACTATTCGGCAACAGGGACCGCGACTGGACAGTCTGCTCGTTCAGGTCTCGTCGTATGGGACTCCGATTCAACGGCTTTACGGGACAATGCGACTCGCCGGCAACGTCATCTGGTCGCGGCCGCTGCGCGAACAGCGCCTCACCGATGAGATCTCAGGCGGTTGCTTTGGTCCCGATACCGAGATAACCGAGTTCGCCTATTATGGCACCCTCGCAGTCGGATTATGCCAGGGGCCCATCGATGGGATCCTGCGCATCTGGGCAGATACCAAGCTGATCTTTGACAATTCCACGACGAATCACGATGTCGTACGGATTCCTGGACTCTCGTATAGGCTCTACCTCGGTGACGAAACTCAGACGGCCGATCCGACGATGGAGCATTTCGAGGGAATAGGCAACGTACCCGGCTATCGCGGATTGGCGTACATTGTTTTCAATGATTTGCCTCTGGGCGAATTCGGCAATCGGATCCCCAATCTGACATTCGAAATCACGACCAATGCAACGCCGAGTCAACCATACGACGAGCTCCCTGATCTCTCATTTGCGGCACTAAACCAGGACGACTTTAGGGTGGATCCAATCAGCCAGCTCTACGCCGTCCTGCATACCTCGGGCTTGTGGACACGGATTGATCTCCGAACCGGGACCATTCAGTTGCAGGTCGACAATGATGATGTCGGTTCGGTGAATGGTGGTTGGGATTTCGACAGGAACTTCAACCTCTATATCGCGGCACCGGGTGTAGAATTCAACACCTATTCGATTCGACGCTTGATCGCGCAGAGCTTCCTGATCGCCGATGCCGGGGAAGAGATAGTGCAGGGACTACAGCAGGTTACCTATGGCGGTCGCCAGATCACTACTGCACCGGACGCTCCCAGAGTCCTCTTTGCTTTATCCATAGGCGGCGCCTCAACCTTCTATTGGTTCACCGATTATCGCCACGACCCGATCCTCAGTTATGCCTTGCCGGCGGATGGCCATATGATCTCTGCCCGACCCCAGGGAAGGTTCGATTACACTCGGCCGACCGCCTATGTGATCTGCTCAAGCGGGGATAGTGCCGGAACAACCTACGTGGTGCTGTTCGACGGCACGACTCCGGAAGAATTTGATATCACGGCCTACATCCAGGACGGCGATCGCATTTGCTTCGACCCGATCACCAATCAGGTGATGGTCGGCAGCACGTCGACCGAGGACCTCGCCTTCTTCGATGCAGATACCATGGCACATATCGCGACTATCGCCGGTGTTGTGGGCAACCGGGCTGTGTCGGATTTCAAGCGAGGCCCCGTGGATGGGAGTCTCTGGATCGGCAAACAGACCTCGCTCTATAAGATCGATCTCGCCTCCCAATCGATTGCGGCAACCTATACGCTCCCGCTCACCAAGACCGCGGGCGGCTTCTATGACAGTGTGATGCATAGCTATTGGTATGGTTCCAATGCGGTTTCACCGTCAGGCGGCTTCGTCCGTGTCTATCTTGATCGCCTGGTGGGCAATGGCGTGCCGCTCTCCGACGTGGTAACGGATATCTGTGGACAACTCGGGTTGGCGGAAGGTGATATCGAGGTGACCGAGCTGACTGATACCGTTAAAGGGTTTTGTATCGATAACCGGATGTCCGGCCGGGCAGCGATCGAAGCGCTGATGGCCGCTTATCTCTTCGATGCGTGCGAATCCGATGGCAAGATCAAGTTCCCGAAGAGGCTCGGCTCGTCCGTTGCCGCGATCGCGGAGGTCGACCTGGGAGCGCACCAGCAAAACAGTGCACGACCGCAAACGCTGACTAAGACGCGAACTGAACTCTGGGAGGTCCCGCGTATCGTCGAGATCGAATACATGGACGCGCTGTTGATCAATGAGCGGGTAGTCGAATTCGGCCTGGCGGAGCCGCCCATATCGCCAACCATCGGTGACGTCTATGTGATAGGCCAAACCACCATTGGTTCAGGCGCCTGGATCGGCCATGATGATGAACTGGCCTATTGGACGGCCGGGGGCTGGGAATTCGTGACGCCGCTCGAGGGCTGGAGGATCTTCGCGGAAGATCGACTGAGTTACTTCGTGTTTGATGGCACTGACTGGTCAACCAATTCTTCGGCTTCAACATATAGAGTTGGCATCCAACGCGCCAGCCGCCAAGCCGTGGATACCGATCTGGTAGTGACGATCCGATTACCTCTGGTGATGGATGCTGCAGAGGCGGCCCAGCTCGCGGAGAAGCATCTGAAACTCGCCTGGACTGCACGCAGTGCCTCAGAGATCGCAGTTGGTCGCAAGCAGATCAAGCTCGATCCCACTGATATCATCACCGTCACTGCGGCAGGCACAGAGCACCGGCTGCGCATCGTCCAGATCAAGAATGCCGGCGGCGTATTGCAACTCTCCTGCGTGGATGACGACGTGGCGGCCTATTCGTCCAATGCCCTCGGAGTTATTCTTCCTGATCAGCCGGGTGGCATTGACTGGCAGGGGCCGACTGCGTATGAACTCATCGATTGCCCGTTGTTATCTGATTCGACCGATACCCCGGGTGTCTATCTGGCGGCCACCGGCGTCACCACCAACTGGCGCGGTGCCACCGTTTTCAGATCGATCGACGGTTCCAGTTGGACTATTCTCGTACGCGTGGTGAATGATGGGACGATCGGAGCATCTACCAACGCACTGGCCGACGTTGCTGATCCGAACGTCTGGGACGAGGGGAACTCGCTCAGGGTCTTTTTGTCAGATACAACTGACACCCTGACCTCAGCTACCGAAGCAGAGGTCCTCAACGGCGCAAACGTTGGGATCATAGCGAACGAAATCATACAGTGGCAAAACGTTGTGGCCGAAGCGGATGGTTCGTTCACACTATCGCGACTTCTGCGCGGACGAAAAGGGACAGAATATGCCACCGATGGGCATTCGATCGGAGATCGATTCGCCGTTCTCGATGCGTCGAAGATCCACTTCGCCCAGCTCGGAGTTTCTGATCAGAATATAGAGCTTTTCTACCGGGCGGTAACGCTTGGCACCGCTTTTGACAGCGGACTACAACAGGCGTTCACCTGCGAACTCCGCAATATGAAACCACTCTCGCCGGTGCATATCGAGGGGAGTCGGGACGGCAGTAATAACCTGACAATCACTTGGATTCGCCGCACACGGGTCGCCGGTGAATGGGCGGATGCAATCGACGTTCCATTAGGAGAATCAGTCGAGGCCTATGAGGCGGACGTACTCACCGCGCCCGGAGGTGCGGTGCTCCGGACCATTACCGGTCTGTCATCGGCGTCTGCCTCATATACCGCGGCTCAGCAGACCGAGGATAGCCTCACCCCTGGAAACCCGGTGACGGTCGTCATCTATCAAATCTCATCCATCGTCGGGCGTGGCTTCGGCCAGGAAGCTACTGTATGATCAAGATGATAGCTCAATCGAAGAACGCTGAAGAGTTTTGGTCGGTGAAGAATCCTGGTCAATGGCGTGGCCTGAAGGCGGATGGTGTGAGGACCGCGGGCCTCTCCTGTCCGGACTGCGGCCAGGTCGCGTCGCTATCTCATCATAAGATCGACCAGGATGGCATCGTGACTCCGAGTGTCGTTTGCCCGACCGAAGGTTGCAAATTTCACGAATGGATAAAGCTCGACGGTTGGTCGGGCGTAGCGAAGGGATAGAACGATGGCAAGTCCTAAACTCTCAATTGCCGAACTCTCGGCCAGTCAGTCGCAGAAAGAGGTCACGGTCAATACGGGAGTCATCCGGGCGGTCGACGCTCTCGTCCAGGCTACGGTTAAAGACAAGGATCTCGCGACGCCGCCCGGATCACCGGCCGATGGCGACACATATATCGTGGCAGGATCTCCCACCGGCGCTTGGGTTGGCCATGCCACTCATATCGCCTATTATCAGTCATCGGCGTGGGCTTTTCATACGCCTGCCGAAGGCTGGCTGGTGTACATGCAGGATGAGAACCTCTTCTATGTCTTCAACGGCTCTGCCTGGGTGGACATGGCGACTGGCGGTGGTATATCATTTTTATTCCTTATCGACACCCCCGACAGCTATTCCGGACAGGCGCTCAAACTCGCGCGTGTCAACACAGGGGAGACGGCGCTCGAATTTGTGGAGATCGCCTACGATGTACCAGTCTATGTCTCCACCAAGCCACAGGCAGGGGAGGTGATTGCTCGCATCAAGATGGTTCGGGCGGTGACTTTCGCATCGAGTCTTACTGGATCCCAGGGAATCGCAGGTACTTCTGCAACTGCTGAGGCTATCTTCTCGATCAAGAAAAACGGGACAGAGTTCGGGACTGCAACGTTTGCGATATCTGGCACGGTCCCAACCTTTGCCTCTGCGTCAGGTGCGAGCTTTGCCGCGGGCGACATCCTGACTATCGAGGCGCCTGGCTCACAGGATGCGACCTTAGCTTCGGTCAATCTGACATTGTTAGGAAAGCGAGGATAAGCCATGGCCATCATCTTTATTGACGGCTTTGATCATTACGTGACAGCAGAGATCGATCGCAAATGGACGAGCCAATCGGGAGCCGCAATAGTCTCATCGCCGGTGCTGCGCGCTGGGAGTAAGTCGCTCGAAATAAACAATTCCGCGGATTTCGCTTCCCTGGCGCTCCCCAGCGCCATGACTACAATAGTATTCGGCGCAGCATTTCTTTACACGGCTGTTCCTGCGTCACATGATGGTATCGTGTTTCGCAACGGTACGACCGCCCAGGTCTCTATTGCGGTAACAGCTACTGGCGCGATCGCAGCCTATCGCGGCACGACGGCGGGCACTCAGCTCTGCATCTCAGCGGCAGGCGTGATCCCGATAAATACCCGCGTTTACATCGAAGCAAAGGTGGTCTTCCACGATTCCACCGGTTCGGTCGAGATCCGGGTCAATGGCGCGGCGGTGGCCACGGCCTCGGGCGTCGACACTCAGCAGGTATCAAGCGGCGCAGATGTCTTCCGGATCGGAGGGGGATCATTCGCGCATTACTGGGATGATCTCTTTATCGACGATGCTGATTTCAAAGGGGATTGTCGAGTTGATGTCCTGATGCCTAATGGTGCAGGCGCTACCACCGAATGGGCTCCCTCAGCCGGGTCGAACTACCAAAACGTCGATGACGATGGCGATTCCGACGATGATACCACTTACAATTCGGAGGATACTGCCGGTCAGATCGACACCTACACGGTCCCCGATATTGAGGCTACGGGCGGTGCGATCCATGCGGTCGCTGTCAATATGGCAGTCAGAAAAGATGACGTCGGAGCCCGCACGGTCAAGGGGGTGATTCGCCAGGCTACGACCAATTACTCCTCTGGAACCGCGCTGACCGTGTTCGACAGCTATAGAGTCAGCCAGGCGATCTGGGCGACCCAGCCCGATAGCTCAGGTGCCTGGGACGAGACAGATCTCAACGCCGCGGAATTTGGGATTGAGATGGAGGCATAATGGCAGTCCTAACAACCCAGATCACCACCGAGGTCCTGCGCGGCGGGACGCCTGTCGCCAGAGTCACGCAGGTTGGCGTGGAGGTCCTGCGTGGTGGAACGCCATTGGCCCGTTGCAGCCAGGTGGCCGTAGAAATCCTGCGCGAGAATACCTCAGGCGTTCGGCCACGGGTTTCAATCCTGGGAGGCTAAGCGGTTACTTCTGTTGTTGTGTCGTCTAAAGTTATCGCCTCAATTTTCGGCTCTGTCTGATATTGGCTCCGTGGCGAACCCAAGCAGGCGGAACGACGATGATGGTGAAATTCAAAGACGACTCGACGAGACTCCAGGATGAGTTTAAAACCGAAATCGATCTCCGCCTGCAGTTCTTAGTTCTTAACCTCGCTTCCTTCGTTTACGAGAGCTTCAAGAAGCCAGTCACTATCACTTGCCTGCTGCGCACGCCTTCGGAGAATGCTGATCTGACTGGATCGAATCCGCAATCGGCACACCTCCGCGGAGACGGTGCCGATATCCGATCGCGAGACTATTCTCAGCCTGAGATCGACCAGGTCATCGCTTACGTCAAGCACCACTGGGGACCGGTTGTGCATTGCATCTTCCACAATCCCGGCGGCAACGCTCCACATATCCACATCAATATCAACTGGGGATTCTCAGCCAAGAATTTCAAACCGTAGGAAGGTGAATATGGCATCCATCAACACTGAAAAACTACTCGAGGGATTCAAGCAGTATTTCGATACTCCCGAACTGGCCACTGCGATCGCCAACATCAAGGCGGACTTTTCTCTCAAGGCGATCTTCGCGCTTTGCAACGAAGCTGTAGAGCGCGTTGAGATCCTCGCAGATGATCTGGGCGAAGTCGCGGGCGTGACCGGTGAGGAAAAGCTGGCGGTTGTCAAAAAGTGGCTGGACGATATCATCGAGCTGCCGGCGCTACTTGAGTGGCTCGATAATATCGGCATCGATGCTTTGGTCAACTCGTTCGTGGCCTGGCATAATTTGAAGGACGGCAAGCACTGGGTCGAGAAACTCAAAGGCGCACTCTAACCGGATCGCGATATCTTTTCAAAGGAGCAGATTATGTGGCCATGGCTAACACCGGTACTGGGCTTCTTCTCCAGCAAAAAAGGCCCCTATGGCGTCGCTTTGGCCGCGTTCGTGTTGATAGGCTATCTCGCCTATATCGATATCCCGACGGTTAAGCTCGTCATTGTTGCAGGATTCGCAGCCGCCGTGACCATCGTCTACTTCCTGAAAAACAAAGAGCAGACGACTGACTCGGGCGGGACAAAAATATATCTGAAGTTCGGAAACAAAGAACCAATTCTCATCACGGAGGAAGGACCTATGTCCGTCGTATTAGAACTTACCGCTGACCAACAGGTGGTCTACGAAGGCTTTGACGCTTTCGATCGCAACGGAGAACTCATCACCACCCCGCTCACCAATCCTGTTCTTTCGGTAGTCACCGAGGGAGCCTTCGCGATCGTCGATCGCCCTGAAGGCGGACAGGCACTGCGCCCGCTGAAAAGCGGACTGTGCCAGTTCAAGGTCGGTGCTGATCCGATCCCGGAGGAGGGTGGCGAAGCTGGCGAGATATTCGGCTATTTCGAGATCAACGCTCTGGTCGGAAAGGCCGTCACCGTGGCGCCGAAGTTCGGCGCGATCGAAGATATCCCGACCGAGTAATCGGCCGGTATTGTGCAACGACCCAGGCCCGGCCCTCGCGGAGCCGGGCTTGTTTTTTACCGAGTGACACGATCCAGAACACGGACGATTGCGGGACTAAGGAAAGGACAACCATGAAACAATCGCTAACCCTATTGGTGATGCTGCTCGTCTTGGTAACGGCGCTACCGACCCTCGCACAATCCGACCTCTCGCAGGGCTTCGGATTTGTCGGCGTTCGCTATGATCAGGCGGTCGCGGTATCAGCCGGTGTGCTCTTCGACAAAGTCGAGATAGTGCCGTTTGTGCTCGATGTCGATATCGGGCCGCTCTCGTCGCTGTGGTATACTGATATATTCTCAAGTGCGGGCACAACTGAAGCTCGCCAGATCGGCAACGTATCTTTCGAACTTGTGTTGAAGGACGAGATACTCACGCCGCGTCTGACGCTGGGATTACTCTTTGGGCCTAATTTCGACCAACAGCAAACCGATGGCAGCATTACGGATTACCTTGCGGCAGCTGCCGGAGGCCTCGCAGCTTACAACATGGCCAAGACAGGTGCTCGCGCCTGGGGCTTGTGGGGATACGGCAAATACAAGATCGGGTCGGACAATTACATTGAAGGCTGGCACGCGGGGGGCGGCTTTTTTCTGAGGATCTAAAATATCTCACCGAGGTTCCCCGGTGGGGTTCTCATATCATCCAACCGGCGCGATCTCGCGCCGGCTTATTAACAAAGAAGGTTCCAATGACTCAATTGATATCCAAGACAGCGGTTGCACTGATTCTGATCTGTGTGCTGTTGGGGAGCAGCTCTGCGGCCCTTGCATCGGGCAACCATTCAATGTATCTGTCCGCTCCTAAGATAGAGAGCACAGCGGCGGAGACGACGATCAATGGCCCGTATATTCTCACCAGCGGCTATCTCGATCTGAGCGGCGTTGACGTGATCAATTCCGATGGCGGCCCGGCTGTGACAGACAATAATCAAGCGGTGGTCTGTACGCTTTTGGTGCGGCATCTCAAGAACCCGACTATCTATTCATATGACCCTTACGGCAACGTAACGAATTGCTTCGAAGGCGGAGCGGTAGAGATTCTCAACCCGCAATCTCGCGTAACGATCGTCGCAGACTCGATCGAGGGTGACCAGATCGGGGTCTTTTGGAATGGCACTTTAGACCTAACCGCTACCAGCGTGGTCGGTCGCCAATCATCGGCTGTCGAAATATCCGCCTATGCGCATGGCGTGATCACCGCCAATTGCACTGCCAAGGGAGATTCGGGCTATTATGGATGCAACGCGGGCGTCGGCGGCGTGGCCATTTACGCGGTCAATCACAACGATACCGTCGTCGTCAATGGCGATATATACGCCAAGTGGGATTACGCCGCGAAAGCCGGAGTTGCATCGACGATCGTGGTCAACGGCAATATTCTATATGATGGGCCACGCACTGCCACTGCCGGAAATGTAGTTCAAGGGAGTGTGATCCTTAACGGCCGCTTGGTCAAGACGCACAAATCACACGGTTCGAAACAATAACGCCAGACGATCGGCACCAAGTATCACGCCAGTGATGGCAAGCTCTGGCGTGATTATTCTGCGGAGACAGCGAGCGGATGGAGACTTCCTCGTCCGCTCGCGCCATTTTGGAGTCAAGATGCGACTGCTCATCAAAGGGGAGGGTGATACCATGTTCGAAGGCGGCGGCTCCGCAAGGCTGCGCTTTCAAACTGACCCACTACCCGCTTGAGACCTTTCTTGCGGTACCATTTGTCACGACACATGCTCATCGCTTCTTGCCGTGCTCGTCCTGATCAACTATCGCTGGCGACGAAACACCACCTATTGGTCTTACTCGACTCTGGGGGCGCGTCAGCTTCTTGTACCTCGTTTCACCTGTGACCGGGTCAATTAATACCCATTGAATAACGCCTCGCTCATTGATCGGATTCATTCGAAGGCCCGCTTGTTCCTCCTTCGTGACCAGGACGAGCGTTTCTGAACCGGTTGGTTTACCATACGTACTGTCATCCAGTTCGAAACCTTTTAGTTTAATCCACAGCAAGGCCGCAGCTTGAAACCAAGAACCCAAGACCCTGTCCACGAATTCGAGGCGTTCCTCACCTGTAATTCGGAACAATGCCAATCCCGATTCATGAATGTTCCATCCATAATCTACTGATGGCGGCGCATATTCTAAAACGAGCCTATGGTCAAAACCAACTATCAAGCCTATCGCTCCCAGTATGTCATTAAATGATGGCTGATTGCATATATAGTCCGACGGCCCGACTATATTATGTTTGTTCATGTTGATGAATTCGTGGAACCCAATTGGGCTCAAATGATCAGGACCATTGTCGCCTTTGAACGAACACCACATCCCATTGACCCTGCCGTCAATCATCGGATAGCCGTCATCCCGAAACGTATATTGTGGCCAGCCAGCGTCTTTTAGTGCTTCGGCTATATCGAATTCGATGAAATCTCTCATATCACTTCTTCTTCCCGTTCCTCTTTAAGTATGCCTCTACTGCTTGCCGGACGTGCCAGTTCACAGCCCTATCTGTTTTAGCCGCTAATGCGTTAAGTCGCTTGGTCTGCTCAGGTGTGAATAGGATTGAACGACGTGGCATGGGCCTTCCTCACGATTCAAGAGCTTTAAGGTTTCGCATGAATCTTAATTCGGCTTCAAGCCTCTCGTCTTGTTCTCTGCCTCTCGCCCAATGTCGATCATCCGGCGTCTTCCTATGATCCGTAACTGATTCGCAGAACTCACACATTGCGCCGAGCGGAGTCTCTTTAGCCACATTCAACTCATCAATATCTATGGTGGTATTGTCTTTGGGGTCAGTTAGATAATCGGTATGACAACAGAGCACAGCATAATCACCAAACAGCCTGTCCCTATAAAACCTGAATACTTTGTGCCAGACATCCCTATCATCTTTAATGTAATGCAAAGTTTCAGTAGTGTCAAAGATATCCATGCAGGCTCCTTTCATGGTTACACAGTAACCCCTATGAGAATAGTTGTCAAGCACAAAAATGCCCGCCGTGCCTGACGGCGGAATTCTCGCTTGACAGAAGATATACATTGTATATATTGCCGACAACCGAATGGAGATAGCATGAAACAGACTTTCACGACCAGGCGCGGCGGGCGCGCTGTCCAGAAGGCACCGGCTCCGCGCAAGGAAAAGGGAACGGCCAATAAGCTGGTGCACCTTCGCATGACCGAGGATCTCCACGGCTACCTGGTTGGAGAAGCGATCACCAAGGGACGCACGCTGTCGGGCCTGATCATCTTCGCGTGCGAAGAGTATCGACGCGCGTATCCGGAGGAGGATTAATGCCATTGTCACTCGAAAGATGCGTTGAGCTACGGCAGTACGCCTGGCCGCAGGAGATTAAAGACGATCACGCCTTCGCTTACTACACAAACGGTCGGGCAATCTACTTGATGACGAAAGCTGAGATGGAATTGACCGTCGACTGCGGACGGCTTGAGCTGGTCGCCGCCTGCCCGGGATTCGCGCAGTTGGTGACGGCCGTTATTCGAGAGGTCCGGAGCCAGGACATGTATCTCGAGATCAGTGTTGACTGGAAGACAGTTCCCTATGAAGGGATGGAGTTCGACGTTGAATTCCGCGTAACAACGGAACCCGAGGACGACGTCACGGTCCGCTGCGATAGTGACGATCCCGACGAAAACATGGCTGCCGCCTGGCTGCAATTAGTGAGAGAGAAAGTTGGTAAAGCATAATGAACATCGACCGAGTACGCGAGAACACGTATGTGACTGCGGACAAGCTGCTTCTTCAAGCTGCGCGGTTATTATCGAAGATTGATTGCGCAGAAGCAGTGGATCTATACGAGCAAATACGCCGGTTCTGCCAGGTCGGCTGGCGAGAAAGATATGCGGTCGATCTGGAGATTAAGAAACTCAATCCAATCGAGGCTGCCGCCGAGTTCCAGCGGCTTCGAGCTATTGCAGCCAAGTTCGGCATTGTCTTATATATTGGCTCATTCATGGGAGTGGTCGATTTGTATGTAGTCGAAGGGGCCGTTCAACCTTCATCATGGGAACTTTATCGAACGTTGGATGCCGTCCGCGATCGGCTGATCCGCGAGGTTGAGCTAAAGCATCAAGACCGGGCTGAGAGCCTTCTCGCAGAATTGAAAGAAAAGGCATGACCACCATCAGCGAACTTTGCAATTCTCATAACTCACAGGGTATCAAATCGATGGCCCCAGTTCGAATCTGGGTGGCGCCTTATCTTTCCATCCCCCTAAATCCGGCGATTATCCCTTTAACATACCCATTGACAAGTGAGGGTTGAACCAGTATGCTTACTGAAGATAGACTAACTCAATACAGCGCAACCGGCTTTTGGCGCGGGGAAATGGCGGGAGAGGTTATAAGCCTTTACGATATGCTGACAGAATTTGATGTAATGGAAGCTGCTGAATTATATCAGGCTATTGAATTGCCGATATTGAGCGTCGAAAAGGAGTTGTATTCAAGAAACTTTGGCCAACCCCCGCCAACCCTCGGCAAGCTATTAGTGCAATGTGTCAACATCTTTTCAGCCTACTCCGTCACAGCGAAAATAGCCAATGTGCAGGATTATGTTGCTGTCCTCAAAACGGCTTTGAGGGCGAAGTCTGATGTAATGAGGATTGCGGATATTCTCAAGGATATTCGTACAACTATCAGGAATGAATTGAATGGTCAGAAGTGCTTCATGGTCTCCCGCGATTGCATCAAGTATTTGGAGGCAGATGCCATTCCTCAAATAATCAGAGATTATTTTCCGGAATGCATACGTGACTTGGAGCAAGCAAACAAGTGCCTCGCCTTTGGTCTCGATGCGGCCTGCGTTTATCATTGCGGATGTCTATTGCAACCAACTCTTGAATACCTTGCGGCCAGTGTTCATGTTTTGGGTGGGACCTATGACCCTAAATCAGTCACGCGAGATCAATTAGGGAAGATATGTAACATACTTGATAAGCAGGTAGCGACCCTCGATAATGCCTCGAAATCAGACGCTGTGAGGGAAGAATTAAAACTGCTCGGTGACCTCGTACGTCTTGTCCGGGCTATACTTCATTCGTGGCGTCACGACAATGCACACGGTAGGAATACATACGCGCCTGGTGAGGTTGAGAAGATACTACAGGGAACGAGTAACCTCGTTGAGTATCTTGCTCAAAAGAAGGGATCTGCAAACGAAGTGCAGTTATAGCTACTGTTTATGTTTCGGCGGCACTTTCAACAGTGCCGCCATTATCTCTTCATCGTTTTTTCCGGGGAACAAGCCGTCCTTTGAGCTTTTTGGCTTTGTCCCTTTCCCTGATTTTGTCTTTGATACTTTGCCAGTCTTCTTGGGCGTGGTCATAAGCCACTCTCTTTCCTCTTGCCTTTAGGCTTTCGTATACAACAACCGCTTTCCACTGATGCCCTGTAAGGCCAGTGCGGTTCTCTGCTTATCGGTAAGGTCGCGAGTATTATAGCGGAAATCAAACTCACCAACGTAACGGCGTAGGTGCTGCTTGCCAACGTGCTGATAGACTCCGCGAAGCCCGCGCTTGAGAATGGAATAGTAATTCTCAACAGTGTTGGTATAAATGCGACCGCGCGCATATTCGTGAGCCTGATGATTCACAATGCTGTGCTCGGCAAAGTACAGGTTGAGGTCGCGGTAACAGCCAAAGTCATCCGATACGATATGGGTATCTTGAGCGATTTGCTCAAAGAGGATCGGCTTCAAGGTCGAACCCTTGACAGATTCCACGTGGAACGAACGAATCTGACCGCCACGCTCTACCAGCGAGAAGATTTTCTCTTTGTGATTCATGCCCCGATGATTGCGCGGTTTGTCCGACTTGTTGCCCCAATAAGTTTCGTCGATCTCAACTATCTTTCCACCACCGCCAAGCATGGAAGTGAACTTAGGGTCTTTCATCGCCTCGCGGATTCTATGAGTCATAAACCATGCGGTTTTGTAGGTAACTTCCAACATCCGATGTATCTGATGGCTACTCATTCCCTTCTTGCTTGCACAGAGAAGATGAACGGCATGGAGCCACTTGTTCAATGGAATGTGGCTGCGCTCAAAGAGAGTGCCAACGGTGACAGTGAACGGCTTACGGCATTCAGCGCACTTATAGAGACCCTTCCGGGTAGACTTTCCCTGAATGGTGTAGATGCCTTCACAGTTGCCGCAATGAGGGCAGATAGGACCATCGGGCCAGCGTATTGCTTCAAGGGCTACTCTGGCCTTATCTTCGTCTTGGTAAACTAATGAGTTGAACATTGTTAATCCTTTCTGTACTCAATATACAAAAAGGACTTGGGTATGTCAAGTAAATAATCGCCGCCGAGAAGGTCGTTCGGGGTCACTCGAAGGGCCTTGCAGAGCTTCAGGATAATATCAATGCGCGGATAAACTCCGACGCGCCGGTTGCTCTTTAGGTAGCCGTGAATTGAAGCAGGCTCTACATCTGCCAGACGAGCTAATTCTGCCTGGTTCAAATCACGCTCTTTCATCAATCGATCAAGTCTTTCTCCGAAGGATTCAGCCACAAACCTATAATACATGGCGATTTAGGCTCGACAAGAAGATTCTAAGGGAAAGTGCGACTATTCGCAAGATTTCTCTTGACAAGTTTTAGAATTCTAAATACATTAAGCACGGAAAGGCCGAGTATGGCGTTTTTTTAACTAAGGAGTTTAGGATTCTAAATATGGAAAATCTCGTACCAATAGACGCGCATGAGGTGAAGGAAGTTGGCGGAACGCTATACATCAAGCTGCCCGCGTTTCTTCGCCAGAGATACGGCATACGCGCCGGAGATCGGGTTGAGTTCCTTCGCAGCAAGGAAATGGAAGACGACCCCAAGCCAACGATGGTCATAGTCATAGAGCCCTCAGGAAACGGGACTAAGTAGGGGACATCATGTCGGGGAATGATCAATCCGTGAATGCGCAAGATAACATAAAAGCTCAGTTTGTCAACGATTCATTGGGCGCGCCGACGCCGCCTGCATCGTTTCCCCGCCCCGAAGGTGCTGGCTCAGCGGAACGCGCGTCCTTCAATTGCGGTTCGTCGGACGCAGGGAATGACTCACCTCCAAGTGATAGTGTCTCACCTGCTCCGGCGTGCCCCTCCATTCCCGATCGCAAGCGCAAGTCACGATCCGACTGGAAGTACAGCTTCGTCGATGACCAGGGGAATAGGGTGGACCTCGATGCGGTTAAGATGCCGGTGAATTTCGCTTGGTGCGAAAAGCATCTGAACATCAGTCGCCGCACGCTTTGGCTTGCCGCCAAACAGGGGAAATTGCTAACCCTGGGCAGACCATCTTTGACCCGGACCGATTTTGTCTATCGGTTCATGGTCGGATCACGAAATCAGATTCACACGCAGAATAGAAGGAAGGAAACATGCACAATGATTCCAACGGCGCGCGTCCGCATACGGCTGCCGCGTCGACAGAGGATTCCTGTCCTCAATGCAATTCGACCGCTCTGAATCGAAGCACTAACGACGGGATAGAACAGGCCGAGTGTTGCCAATGCGGATTTACCGCTCACGCCGCTCAGTTCGAAGTTCTCCCGGGATTCGGGCCGATGAAAGACTATCTCACCGGCAACATGGCGACCCGCGAATGCTGGCTCAACGGTCATCTATTGGATCCCGCAAAGTCGCAGTCGATTGTTAACCATTCGCCGGATGGATTCAACTGGGGCTATGCCGGATCAGGCCCTGCCCAGCTCGCCCTGGCCGTCCTGCTGGAACTCACGGACAGAGAGTTCGCCGAGCGATACTACATGAAGTTCAAGTTCCAATTCATCGCCAGCCTGCCGCAGATCAGCTTTGCGATCCCGATCGCAGACATTAAGCAGTGGGCGGCCACGATCGAGGCGGCCGAAGAGAGGGGAGATAACTGATGTCTGACAACGAACAGATCAACACCTACACCGGGGAGATCCACGCTGGAAACGAATTGGCGCTTTCCACGACGAGTGATCCTCAGGTATTGCGCGCTAAGATGCAGCGTATGTCCGACATGATCAAACTCAAAAAAGAGTTTCTCAAAAACAATCTCACGGAGGGGCTCAATAACGATTTCGCGATTATTCCGGGCACAAAAGAGCGGTCGCTTCTAAAGCCGGGTGCCGAGAAGTTGCTCGATTGGCATGGCTACTATCCGAGCTTCGTGGTCACCGCAGAGAAAGAGGATTGGGAGATCGACCTCTTCGCGTATACGTATCGATGTGATATCAAGCAAAAGGGGAGCAATATCCTGCTCGCCCAATGCGAAGGTGACTGCTCAACGCACGAATCAAAATACCGCTTCGAATGGAAGTATGAGAGTCAACTGCCTACGGGAACGGACCTCCGTTCGCTGCCACAGCGAGTGGGCGGCAGAGGGGAGAATAAAGGGGTTCAATATCGAATCCTGGTAGACAATCTTGCAGACAAGCGCAATACCGTTCGAAAGATGGCTCAAAAACGAGCTTTCATCGGCGCGACTGTTCTCGCTACGGCAACATCGGATCTATTTACGACTAAGGATCCGGATGAAGGTGAACCTGGCTCCGAAGGCGGAGATACTACTGGCAGCGCGACTTCTCAGGCTTCTGCCACGGTCCACACCAAACCCCTGACGGATGCTGAAGCCCAGAAGAAATACGGCGATACGATTTCGCAGAAGCAATCCGGACGTCTCTACGGCATCCGCCAAACGCACAAGATCGACAATCAGGAATTCAAGGCATGGCTACTGGCCAAGTACGGACTTGACGACGATCGGAAGATCGGTCGGGGAGTGTACGAGGAGATCTGTACAGCCTGTGAAAAGGGAACTTTGGAGATGCCGAGAGTCGAGACTCAGCCTGCCGAGCCAGCAGCTGCTCAACCAGAAGGGAAAGAGCCAACGAAGGCGACTCCAGGCGCGACCCTGTCGGTCTCGCAGATCAAGGCGCTCAACTCCGCCATCCACGACAACAAAAGAACCGACAAGCAATTCCTCGCTTTCCTCGAGAACTTCGACGGCATGTATGCCAGTAAGGGGATAAACGATGTGCTCGCGGAGGACTTCTATCGATTGATGACTGCATGGGATGCGGCAGTGAAAGAGGGGGCCGTGTGATCAAGATCGTTCATATCGGTGACCTGCATCTCGGCGGCGAATATCCGGAGAAGGCGGCTGCGTCTATCGACTTTCTGATCGAGCAGCTTCACAACGATAACTCCGTCGCCAGCCATCCGGATATTGTTGTCTGTACCGGTGACACTACAGAGAAGCCATTGCACGTGCACTCGGAGCACCTACGGCCGCTGTTGAAGCTGATCCGGTCCGTGACATGTCCGTTGGTGTTCCTGCAGGGCACGCCATCCCACGAACCATATGGCTTCCTGCATAATTTGCGCCAGGCATCGGGCGAGAGTTTCACCGTGCTCGACACTCCTGGCATTACGCCAGTGGATATCGGCTTCAACGAAGAGAAGCATTTCCGACTGGCCGCATTGCCTGCGATCAACAAACCGATGCTGTCAAAGTGGGCGGTCGAACTGGGTCTGCCCGAAGGCGAGCCGGATGATATCATCCGTAGCATTCTATTGAATATCGCAGATCGCTGGAAGCATTTCGCGGGCCCGAAGATACTGTTAGGGCATTGGAGCGTGACCGGTTGCGCTACTGCATCAGGACAAACGCTATACGCTTCCGATTTGGCCATAGGTCTGGACGATCTCGCACTTACGAATGCCGACGCCATACTGCTGGGGCATATCCATAAAGCGCAACACTGGGGCGAACCTGAGTCTCCTGACTTTGTCGCCTACTGCGGCTCCAGTTACCCCTGTAATTGGGGTGAGCTCGATCCCAAGAGTTTCAACGTGCTGGAATTCGATGAACATTCCGGTCTGCTGATCCAATGGGACAAGGTACCATATCCGCATCGGCCGATGGTGAAGGTCGATGTCGTATTCACCGGGCGGCAGATCGATGGCGAGTGGGAATGTATATTTGGTGGCTCTGACTGGCCGCCTGACTTTAGCGATGTTGAAGTAAAGGTGGTCTATTCGGTCCCGAAGGAGATCGCTCACCAGGTCGACGACATGTATATCCGCTTGAAACTTAAGCAACTCGGCATCGATGTCGCCGCGATCGAGCGGACGATCCGGGCCACCAATCGCGAACGTATCGCGGACATCTCCAGCAAAGAAACCACGCGATCACAATATGAGGCGGTCTGTACGGCTAAGAGTGAAGAGCCGCGACCAGGCGCTCTGGCCAAGGCGGATCTCGTCGACGAGAAAGTGGTGGCCATATGAAATTGCTAACACTCCGTCTCCGCGGCGCCATTGGTATCCGCGAAGGTCTCGGTCTTGAAGAGATCAACATCGACTTCCGAGAATTCTCTTCCGGCCTGATCGCGCTGATCGGCGAGAACGGCGCCGGCAAGACCACTGTGATCGAAAACCTAACGCCATTCCGATCTTTGCGATCGCGCCCGGGTGGACTGGCGCGCCAGTTCTGTCTCAAGGATAGCTGTCGAGATCTGTTGTTGTCCATCGGCGACGATGAGTATCGCTTCCTGATCGAAATGAACCCGACCCTCAAGACGCCGGCCATCAAGTCGTATGTCTATAAGAACGGTGGGTGCCTGAATCCGGACGGCAACGCCGAAGGGTACGACGTTATTGTCACTAAGCTGTTCGGAGACGCGGACCTGTTTTTCTCGTCGCTTTTCATGCCGCAGCGCCGGCTCCCGTTCTCGAAGATCGATGGCGCCAAGCGCAAGGACCTATTGCTCGAACTGTTCGGAGCCGGACATCTCCAGGCAAAGTATGACTATGCCAATCAGTCAGCCAAGTCCGTCAGAGAAGATATTGCCAACAAGAATGGCGAGATTGAGGCTCTGGCCAGGTCAACGCGATCACTCGACGCGATCGACTCAGATATCGATCTCTGCCAGAAGGCACTGGATGCCGATCGGCTAAAGATCGTCGGCCTCGATACGGAGATCACCCAGCATAAGGCTGACCTGGATATCTACCAGGCCAAGCAGACCGCGCAGGCGGTTGCTCAGTCAAAGCTGTCACAGGCCAAGTCCCGGCTCACCTCACTCAACACAGAGCATTTGTCGATTCAGGACAGCACCGTACAGAAGGGGCGCCAGCTCAAGATTTTCATCGACACCGACCAGCAGGAGATCGATAGACTATTCCCTCAATGTTCGCTGGAAGATGAAGTTGCTATCGACGGCTGCATCAGTATGGCGGAACAAGCCAAGGCCGACTATCAGGCGACTCTCGAAGCTCGACAACAGTATTCGAACCTGGTGGCAAAGCATGTAGAGGCTAAACGAGCGCTTGAAATAGCGGAGGCGAACTACGACATCGAGCGCCATCGGCTGCAGGCGATCCTGACCGCCGCACAGACTGATTACCATCAAGTCGAGTCGCGAGCGGAGTTTACTCGCAAGCAGTTGGCAGAGGAGATCACGCGCAAGACCCGGTCCACTCAGATCTTGCAGACTGTGCCATGCCAGGACGAAACGATCCCGATAGAATGCCGTGAACAATGCAAGTCGTGTCAGTTCCTCAAGGATGCCAATGATGCGATTCTGCAGATCGCCGGACTTTCCACGAAGCTCACCGAGGCAGAAGCCGCCTGGACTGCGGCTTCGAAGGAATTGAAGGGAAAGATCGGCCTCGCCCAACAGGCGATTGATGCACAACCTAATTGGGAGATTGCCTGCGTGCCTCTGGAGATTGCGATCGATACTGCTTGGAATGACCTGCGGGCTCTCGGCTTTGATCTTACCGCTTCGCAAACTATCCAGCGCAAGCACGACGAATGCGAGAAGGCTGACTATCCGGGCCAAAAGAGGAAGATCCGAGAGATTCGCGCCAAGGTCGAGAACTTGATGCAAAAGGTCAGCGAGAATCGGGCACGCCTTGAGGAACTGCAGAACGAATCTATCAACAAGCTGACTGATCTCAAGCTACAGATCGATTCCGTCAAGGGCGAGATCTCCGCGCTCGAGCCTCAGATCGAATTTACCCTCGAACTGCGATTGCGCGATCTGCGCGAGGCACTCAAGAAGGTCGAGACGATCAAGCTCTCCACCGCCTCAGACGTGGCCAAGGGAGAAGCGAACATCGCGCGCCTAACCGAGGACAAGACCAGGGCCGGGCAATCGATCGAGGAACTGCAGGTGGCCAAGGTCCAGCTCGCCGAGGCTCAAGCCGACCTGGCCGACTGGGATCACCTGGCGCAGTCGCTGTCGCGCACAGGCGGCTTCCAATCCATGCTGGTCGAGTCCGCCGGTGCGGAGATGACGCCGTTCGCGAATGAGTTGCTCGTGCTCTATGGGCGGCCGTGGACAATTGAGATTTCAACCTGCCGACCGTCGGCTGACGGGAAGAAGATGGTCGACGGATTCTACGTCACGGTTAATACGCCGAATGGTCCGCGCGAACTCTCCGACCTATCAGGCGGGGAAGAGGTGATCGTCGACCAGGTCATATATGACTCTATCGCCAATATGCTGCGGCGCCGCTCGGGCTTGGACCTGAGAACGGCTATTCGGGATGAATGTGATGGGGCCCTCGATGGCGACCGCGCTATCGATTATATCAAGGCAGTTGAGGCCGCTCATCGCATATCCGTCATGCATCAGACCCTGCTGATCAGCCACCGCGAATCAATCCAAGACTTGATCCCCAACCGCCTGCGCTTTGTCAAGGGCAAGGGAATCGTAATGGAGACAGCATGATCACGACCCAACAGGAAGCGGAAGGAATGGCCCGAAAGCTCTATCCGACCGTACCGCTTGAGATCGTCGACGGTCTCTTCCGATACGCCTTTCAGAGAATCCCGCCCGGAAGTTTCCTGCGCGGCGTGCTGGAGAACGATCTGATCGTGGCCGTTACACATGCCCATCCCTGCAGCATGGCCAATCTCTCCGACATCGTCGGACTCTGTCTCAGTACGTTGCCGACCGACGCGTGGGGCAGTGAGGCGAAGGTCGCAGCTTACCTGGCGAATAAACCTGACCAGCAACGCCCGACGGGCTTTGCGGAGGATATATAACCATGGCCGATCTGAACGATTATCAAAAGCGACAGCTTGCCCGTTATCGGGCCGCGAACTATCGGCGGCACGGTTCCCATGCCGGCGTTACCTCCCACTTCCGGTATATCGGCGCACAGCTATTAGTGGCGCTGATTGCCGGGGTGGTAGTGATCATGGTCTATCTCGATTTCCTGATGCCGTTGGCCGGAAAGTTAATAAAAGCTCTAACGCAGTAAGGACGCTATGACGCAGCAGATTTATCAGGATCGCAATGCTCGTTTGAACGAACTGGATGTCCAGCATTACCAGCTCGAGGATCAGATCAAAGACCTGAACGAACAACTGCGCGAACTGGGACGACAGCACGCCGAGCGGATGAAGGTTCTGATCGACGAGCGGGCAGCCAAAGCACGACAGCTTGAGAAGGTGAACGCCGAGGCTGACCAGCTGCGGCACGAGAAGCGTCTGAGTTAACAACATAGTCACACTACACGGAGGTTTTATGTCCGGCTTTATCCCAACAGAGAAAATCGACAAAGTTGATGTCGGCGAAGGAGTCATCCTGCACGGGCAAGTCTCCTGCGCCAATCGCTTCACCCTCGACAGGTGGGTGGAATCATTCAAGAAGTTCATCGTCAATATGCGGTCTATGGCCACCAAGGACCAGGTGGAGATCGACTTCAGGAGCGGGGTTACGATCCCTGGCGTGGCGCTTCGGGCCGACAAACCGAAGTTGCGCGATCGCGAGTATTCGATCGGCATCGACATGAAGAACGTCTCGATGGAAGATCGGTCGAAGCTCTTCGCCATGAGCCAGGACGACTCCAAGGAGATCCACATCTCTATCACCGCGCAGGATAAGCGCAGTTACAAATTGGATGAGCCGGCGAAGCCCGCTGACGAAAAGGCGCCTACGAGTGAGACGAATCCGGCTCCTGATGAAGCGAGCCAGCCCTCCGGTGAGACTAAGGGTCCGGTCGATGAATCGGCCGCACCGCGTCCCCCCCTGGTGGATCACTCGGCGGGGAAACTCGAACTCCCAACCTTCATCGCCGACTCGCTTGAAGAGCGGCTGCAGGTCGCGTTGCTGATTCGCGATAAAGAAGCGATCGATCGCTGGGCCGGCCGAATCAAAGCCGGGCTGACCGATCGAGATATGATCAAAGCGATCGCCTCCGAATGGGCTGGTGAGATCTACGAAGCTCCCGATGATGGTAAGCACTTCATCGTTCAAGGGGGGAACTCGCCTCGTTTCCGACTCGCCCCTGCGCGTGGCGTGCGAGCTCAAATCAACAACAAGCCCACACTCCAGGGATCCAAGCTCATTGCGAAGGCCCGGGAGGTGCTCGGTTTGGCAGCATCAATACCAAAAGCATCCCATAAAGGGAAAGCCACCAAGGACACCAAGGCCGCATAACGAATTGACAGGACACCGGGACCATCAGGGATGACAAAGACAACACGAGAAGGCGGACGCGGGTAAAGCTATGCGCGTTTCGCCGGAACTGCTCGCTTCCAAAGATGCACTGATCACGCTGGTGCGGACAATTCCGTCTGACAAGCCAGTCCCATCGCGTCTACTGCATCCCCTGCTTGATCTCACGGATCCCGAATTCCGGAAGCTGGCCGCCTATCTGACGGAACGGAAACTGGCGTTTATCGGCAGCAACAACCAGGGCTTTTTCTGGGCTCCTGGCTCTGCCGCGAAACGCAAGAAGCTCAAGCATCTTCTCTCGCGTCTGAATGGCCTGAAATGGCACATCAAGGCTGTGATCGAACAGATTCGAGCGGATGAAGCACAGGAACGAGCGGCGGCCGGACATCCGGACCCCATACAGGAAACATTGAAATTGGAGATCCCATGTTCAAGAGAATCGCAATTGTCGGCTCGAAAATTGGCGAGTCCATGAAGTTGACGCTCTCGCTGGCCAACCGTGGCCTCGGCGTGATGCTCTCCGATCCTCATCCGGCGATCGACCGTGCCGGCAAAGCGTTCGCGCTGTTCCTGGCTATTTACCTGATAGCACTTCTCACCGGCATTATGCCGCACGGGAGGTAAAACATGCGAGTAGGAGTATCAGAAGACTTTATATGTTGGCAAGTGTGGTTAGCGGCCCTGTGTGTGGGCTTGGTTGCGATCGGCGACGAATGGGTATTCGGGATTGTAATATTCAACGTGATCTGGTACGCGTTTTTGGTGATATGGCCACGAATCAAGAAGGAATCTGAAAAGAAGCGGGATTCTTGCAGGTGCGTGGCGGGGAAGCGGTAATGAAAGCCATGTCAATCAAACAGCCCTGGGCCGAACTGATCGTCTCCGGCGTCAAGGACGTGGAGAACCGCACTTGGTCGACCGACTATCGCGGGCCGATCCTGATCCATGCCGGGAAACGAGTGGATCCAGCTGGTTCCGATCTGTATGTCGAAGAGACCTCGCGTTGCCTTAGATCAGGCAGCTTAGGTGCGATCGTCGGCTCGGCGTTTCTGTTTGGCTGCACTCAGAAGCAGCGCAGCCCATGGCATGAGTCGCGCATGTGGGGATTCTATCTCGCCGATCAACGTCGGCTGCTGGTCACTCAATATCCTGGCCAACTATCTCTCTTCGACATCGATGTCCGGCGTACCAATCCGCCGATCGTGCTTTGTCCCCGCTGTGAGTCGAATATCCAGCTGCCCAACGAAGATCTCTGCGGGTGCTGCACCTGGTACGTCGCGGAGTACTCCGATCGATTCAGCCCGGAGCCTTCGCGTGAGCGCAGAGCGTATGTGGATTACCTGAGTCAGAAATACAGAACTGCATTCGAAGAGAGGACGTAGTCAATGGCAAAGAGACAAAAGAGGCGAGCGAGCCAGAATGGACTCGGCCCGAAGCAACGGAATCCTAAACGCGGACACAAGTCACTCTCGCCGCACCGGAAAACGGCGGCGACCTTAGACCCAAGGAACATATAGGGACTAATCCGGATGATCTACGTGGACAACAATCGCATCAAAGCCCGCGTCGGCAATCTCTGCCGCACGTGGAGCCATCTCTTCGCCTGGCCGCCCGATGAGCAGAAACTAATCAAGTTCGCCAAGAAGCTCGGCCTCAAACCAGAGTGGATTCAGAAGCCGGGAACGATCAAGGCGCATTTCGATGTGACCGAGAACATGCGCAGGAAAGCGATCTCGCTGGGCGCGACCCATATGAACGCGCGCGAGTACGGGGAACTGCTCATGAATGAGAAGCATTTTCAGGTGCTATCCGGGAAGGTGCCTATTCATGGGTAAGTCGCGAATTGAATGGACCGAGCATTCCTGGAACCCGCTTCGCGCGAAAGCGATCGACAGCAAGCCGAACATATCGAAGTCCGGGCATTACGGCACTGGCTGTTCAATGGTATCCCCCGGATGCAATAATTGCTATGCCGGTACGATGAATCGCCGGTTCTACGGGAATGATTATAGTCATCACTCCAAGCCCAGTGAGTTCTTCCTGGATGATCGGATTCTGAAATTGCCCATGCAAACCCGCAAGCCCACGACATTCTTTCTCGCTTCGATGTGCGATCTGTTTCACGAAGATGTTCCGTATGGGCTAATTTCACGGGTGTTCAGTATGATGCGATATTGTCGACAGCATACGTTTCAAGTGCTGACTAAGAGACCTCATAACATGAAAAAGTCGTTAGAAAAATGGGGTGAGTTATGGCAAATGCCATTCCCTAACATTTGGTTTGGCGTGTCCGCTGAGAATCAGGAGATGGCGGATCTGCGCATCCCGATACTGTTGCAGATTCCGGCCGCTGTGCGGTTCGTGAGCTGCGAGCCGCTGCTCGGGCCAATTGACATTAGGAAAGCCACACATCAGCATATTCAAGATAGACAGCGCTCACTGAATATATCCTACGCCCAAGCCGTCCGACTCGACTGGGCTGTGGTCGGCGGTGAATCTGGCCATGGACGGAGAGAGTGCAAGCTGGAATGGGTGCGTAAAATCGTAGACCAATGTCAATTGACGAATACCCCAGTTTTCGTGAAGCAACTGCAAATCGACGGCAAAATCACTAAGGACATAGAGGGTTGGCCAGAGTATCTCCGCATCAGACAGATGCCTATAGTTTCAGCGAATAGCGTGATTCGAGCAGCTTCAGCCCAGCACGACAAAGACTCTTCTTTTTGCCAACCAAAAGGTGATGAATAGAGGACAGGCAATGGTAGACGTCTACAGAACCAGACAGGTCCCAGACTCCGCACGGATTAGGCGAGCGATGCCTTGGTTTGCTCCAATAAAGGCGACCACCAAACTTTGCCAGCCAGCCAAGAATAGCAGCGTCTTGGTTGACAATGCGAATGCAAACCCGATTTCCGCCCAGAATTATCGAGCCTTCACCGAGAAGCAATCCTGCCAGCATGCCTTTATCCGAATCGGAAGTTATGTGAAAGGTCAAGCTGCTGAGTCCAACGCCACGGCTTATCCCATTCTTGCGTATGAATTCTCCGGCAGTATTGCGGTCAACATTGAATCTATTGGCTATTTGGGAGAGGCTCGCCCCCGTCCTGTAGTACGCCAAGACTTCATGTCTGAACTTCGAAAGCACACGCGATCGAATCGGCGCTCGCAACAGAACATTATGGCTGAGCAGCAAGCGTCTGATGGAGCTCGCGGAACATTGATACTGCACTCCCAAATTGTCGAGGGACGAACCTTGGACGTATCCGTCAATGATTTGCTGCGATTGTCTGCGCAGCGATGGCGTGATCGGCTTTCCTTGAATCATCAGGACTCCTTGTTAAGGATTAAATATAGATGTCGCCTTATTTCCATTCAATCACTTTTTGACCAAGAGAACCAAATGCCGGAGGTGAAGCGATGAAGATCGTCGGCTATATCTCGATGTACGGGATCAAGCATCCGATTGTGCAGGGGAATGACCTCTCCCTGTCATACAAACAGACTGCGTGCGGCAAGCTACTGCACAAACCAATGACCCCGACCAGCAAGAAGCCGACCTGCAGGATGTGCGAGATCGCCATCGATTTGCTCCGTAAGGAAGGCGCTCTCCAGGAGGATAGTAACTAATGGGAAACATCAAACACACCCAGGGCAGCAGCATCGCGGTGATCTGTAACAACTGTGAGATAGAGAAGAAGATCATAGCTCGGCGACCGCTGCCGCGTCTGAAATGTCGAAAGTGCGGTGGAAAGTTGACATTGAAATGACTCTCCTTGGAGATCGATTCTTCGAAACGGCGCGAGGGGTCTGTTCCGGAGGTGAGTTCTCTGGAGTGCCACGGACCCGGGCCGGCTGTGGAAGCCGGCTCGGGATAGAAAGTCAAGGGATCGGTGAACAGAGATAGTGTCTGGTTATGTGGTATCAGCCGCCCGGTCGCAGAGTGCGATCGCGGTGTTGCGGCATAAGCCGCCCGATCCCGGAAGATGATGAGATGATTCGAAGCCAACAAAAGACAACCAAGTACTCTCGCGAGATAACGGACTCCATGGACCAATGGATGGAGGACCGTGGCCGCGAGGCCTGGGTGGAAGCCAGTGTCGTTGAGCAGCCTCGCAAGACGAAGAACGCGGCGGAACCACGCGTATTGGTACGACGAAATACGATCACGCTGCTTTCGCCTGACGGAAACGATATCGCGTACTTTCCTGAGATGCCCTGCATTTCCCTGTTCACCGGTGCCGGCGGGTTTGACCTGGGCATGGAGCGGGCAGGATTCTGTTCGGTGGTTCAACACGAAATTGACGATAGTTGCTGTCAAACCCTGATGATCAACCGACCAAATGTGTTTAGGCATAGTGCCTTGATTCAGGGTGATATCCGACTGACTCCTACCAGTATGCTGTTGCGTGAGGCTGGTCTCCGAGTGGGCGAAGCTTACGTTCTAACCGGCGGACCACCCTGCCAGGGATTCTCCACGAGCAATTCAAATCGTGGTAAGGTCGAAGAAAAGCGTAACGACCTGGTATTCGAATTATTGCGCGTCGTGCGTGAGGCCCAACCGAAGTTCTTCATATTCGAGAACGTCCCCGGATTTCAAGAACTTAGTGGTGGCGAGTATTTCGAACTGTTCCTCAAGACTGCATACGGAGCCTATTACGAACTGGTCTATGGAATGGTGAATGCGGTCGAATATGGCGTACCGCAGGACCGCACTCGGTTCATGTGTATAGGGACCCGCCGCGACCTGGCCGATAACGAAGGCCTTCTCGGCTCATTACCGCGCCCTCAATGCTTTGCCGAGTCTGACCTGGACAAGATCAAGATTTACCAGAGCATGCCGTTGTTTCACGCCAGGGATGAGGAAAATCTCACCCGCCCGCCTGGCATTCGATACTTCCCCGATCGGCCAATTCTTAGAGTCCCACGGCCGACGCATCACGGACATGGCCGGAGCAAAACTTTCCTGGATTTCTATCGCAAGCTCGAAGAATCTGAGCCTGACAGAATAGTGAGGGACCCGGTTTCATGACCGACGCCTATACCAAATTCCTCGAAGCTAAACGTGCGTTGGCTGATAACCGGGGCTTTGAGATTGAAGACACTGATATCTCACCTGTCCTCAAGCCGCACCAGAAAGCGATCGTAAAGTGGGCAGTCCGCGGTGGACGTCGGGCGATCTTCGCAGCGTTCGGCCTTGGGAAGACTCTTATTCAGTTGGAGACAATTCGCCTGGTGCTCAAAGAGGCAGGCGGGCGTGGACTGATTGTCTGTCCGCTCGGAGTTCGCCAGGAGTTTATTAGAGATGCAAAGATGATCGGAGTCGAACCTCAGTTCGTCAGGCGCGAGAGTGAATGCGGCGCTCAAGGCATCTACCTGACTAATTACGAGACCATACGCGACCAAAAGATGGATCCCCGTGGGTTTACTGTCGTGTCGCTTGATGAAGCATCCTGTCTGCGCGGATTCGGTGGTACGAAGACCTTCCGCGAATTCATGCGGCTGTATGAAGGTACCGCCAACTATCGCTTCGTGGCCACTGCCACCCCGGACCCGAACGAATTCATAGAGCTTCTGGCCTATGCGGCCTTCTTGGACGTGATGGACGTGGGCCAAGGGAAAACACGCTTCTTTAAGCGCGACTCTACCAAGGCCGATAAGCTGACGCTTCATCCCCATAAGGAAGCGGAGTTCTGGCTGTGGGTTTCATCCTGGGCAGTGTTCGCGCAACGTCCATCCGACCTTGGATACTCTGATGAAGGCTATGTTCTACCGGAGATGCAAGTCAACTGGCATCGGGTGGCCTCTGATCATCGGCAATCCGGCGCCGAGAAGTCTGGCCAAGGGCGATTGTTCAAATCATCTGCATATGGTGTTTCAGAGGCGGCCCGTGAAAAGCGGGAGAGCCTCGGTGCAAGAATTGACAAACTGATGCAACTGCGAGCAGGGGATCCCACTGCCCATCGAATTATCTGGCATGACCTTGAGGCCGAGCGCAAGGCAATTGAAAACGCCATCCCAGCCGCAGTGTCTGTCTATGGCAGCCAGGATTTGGATGAGCGGGAGCAAGCCATCATCGGATTCTCAGACGGTGAGATTGCCGAACTTGCGGCCAAGCCGGTGATCGCCGGGTCCGGGACTAATTTTCAGCGACACTGTGCGTGGGAGATATTCTTGGGCGTCGGTTTCAAATTTAATGATTTCATCCAGGCAATTCACCGTTGTCACAGATTTCTCCAGGAGCGCCCCGTCCGGATCGATATCATTTACACCGAGGCAGAGGACTCCATCCGCAAGGTGCTTGAGGATAAGTGGAAACGTTATCAGCTACAGGCCGACAAGATGTCGGAGATCATTCGCACTTACGGGCTGGCAGACATCGAGAACCACGAGGCTCTTCAGCGGACAATCTTCGCCGGTCGACAGGAAGTATCGGGTCCGGGCTATCGGATTATTCTCAATGACTGTGTGCAGGAAAGTCGCGACCTCAAAACAGAATCCGTTGACTTGATCATTACGAGCATTCCGTTTTCGACACAATACGAATATACGCCTTCCTTCAATGACTTCGGTCACTCGGACGATAACGCCCACTTCTGGCAGCAGATGGACTTCCTGACTCCGGAACTATTCCGAGCATTACGGCCCGGGCGAGTCTGCTGCATCCACGTCAAGGACAGGATATCGCCGTCTGGCATTACCGGCCTTGGATTCCAGACCGTTCAACCGCTGCATGCCGAGGCGATCTATCACTACACCAAACACGGCTTCGGTTATATGGGCATGAAGACCATCGTCACCGATGTCGTGCGCGAGAACAACCAGACTTATCGGCTGGGCTGGACCGAGCAGTGCAAAGACGGCACCAAGATGGGTTGTGGGATGCCTGAGTATCTGCTGCTATTTCGGAAGCCGCCGACCGATCGCTCGAACGGTTACGCCGATGTGCCGGTGGTCAAATCCAAAGAGGATTATAATCTCTGCCGATGGCAGATCGATGCCAATTCGTTTCAGCGATCATCGGGCAACCGGCCGCTGAACTCAGAGGAAATGCGCAATCTGTCGCATGCGGGAATTTATCGACGGTGGCGCGACTGGTGCAACGCAAATGTCTATGATTACGAGGGGCATGTTCAGCTTGGCCAATTAATGCAAGACGCCCAACGGCTGCCGGTGACGTTCAACCTGTTACCTCCACACAGCAACCACCCGGATGTCTGGACTGATGTCGCCCGCATGCGAACGCTCAATATGATGCAGGAGAGGAAGGGGCTCCAGTCTCATCTCTGCCCGCTGCAATTTGATATCGTCGACCGGTGCATTGTTCAGTTCTCCATGCCAGGTGAGACTGTATTGGATCCGTTCGGCGGACTAATGACGGTCCCTTATTGTGCTATCAAGCTCGGACGTCAGGGGATCGGAATAGAACTCAACGCAGATTATTATCGCGATGGATTGGCGTATGTCAAGGCGGCGGCGTCACAGGTAGACGTGCCGACGCTCTTTGATTTTGTCGATGGAGAGATGAAACAGGCAGCAGAAGGTTTATAAATACTGCGGTGGCACCTCGATCGAAGCCGGGGTGTGTCCTTGGCAGGAACCGCGGGAAACGGGGGCGGCCACACCGCCCTCGGAAAAGATTGAGAGGATCGAAATGAGATTTGAAGATGCTTTGAAGGCTATGCGAGAAGGTGCAAAGATTCGTCGGCCCCATTGGAATGAGGGAGACCATATCAAGATCACCGAGGGTCACCTGGTGAGCAGACAGGCGAAGGGCAGCAAGGCAAAATACTTCGGAACTCCATATGCTGCGCTGTTAGCCGAAGATTGGGAGATCTATGTCGGTTAGTTCGAACTCTCTCAAGATTGCATCCGGGCTGACCTTGCCATTGGAAACAGTCACTCAGACGATCGGCGTGCTGGCAAAACGTCGTGCCGGCAAGAGCTATTGTGCGCGCCGCATTGCTGAACAGTTATTCAAGGCGGGACAGCAGATCATCATAACTGACCCCAAGGGTGACTGGCATGGGATTCGATCTTCGTCAGACGGCAAAGGACCGGGGCTCCCGGTGATCATCCTGGGCGGCGAGCATGGCGATATTCCTCTTGAGGCAAGTTCGGGGGAGATCGTCGCCAAACTGGCGGTCGAAGAGCGCGTGAGCATTCTTTTGGATCTGTCGGTGTTCCGCAAGCATGAGGTAGCGACCTTCATGACGGCCTTTCTGGAGAACCTTTATCGGCTCAAAGCGAAGGAAGTCAACCGAACACCAGTCATGCTGATCATTGACGAGGCCGACGCTATTGCCCCTCAAAAGCCACAGAAAGGCGAAGAGCGAATGCTCGGCGCAGCTGAAGATATCGTTCGGCGCGGTGGCCAGCGGGGTATTGGTTGTACACTGGTAACTCAGCGCAGCGCCGTGCTCAACAAGAACGTACTCACCCAGGTCGGTGTGCTGGTCGCACTCAGGACAATCGCGCCGCAGGATCTCGATGCCATGAAGGCGTGGATTGATGTCCACGGTACTCTTGATCAGCAGCATACTTTGATGGGATCATTACCGTCGCTGCCTATCGGCGACGCATGGTTCTGGGCGCCAGGTTGGCCAGACGAAGATGGGATATTTAAGCGCGTCCATGTGCTCCCTATCGAAACGTTCGACAGCGGAGCTACTCCAAAGCCTGGGGAAAAACGCATTGAGCCAAAGCGAGCCGCTGATATCGACATGGAGGCTCTCCGGAGATCGATGGCCGAAACGGTCAAGCGCGCCGAGGCGAACGATCCGAAGAGACTCAAACAGCGAATCGCCGAACTTGAACGGGATCTCTCGTCGGCTGGCAAGGCCAAAGGGCTCTCGGCTGACAGCCAGGAGCGACTCGCCAAGATTGAGGCCGAACGGAATCACTGGAAAGCGATCTCCGCGGCCGCGGAGAGAGCGCGCGATAAGATGGTCAGCCGATTCGAGACGCTAAAAAATGCAGTTTTACCAAAGCTCGGGGCAGTTACCGAATCGTTGCAGTCACTTTCTCGGGACATCATAGGGGAATCGTTCGAATTAAATAACCTCAAGACGTCGGTACCGGAGCCGGTCCAACGCGTAATTCCGGCAAACAAGCCGCCACAGGCGCTCACACAGCCGCGACCGAGCCGGAATGCGGCAATTATGCCTACCGACCTTCCAGAGGGGATCACCGGCCCCCACAAGAAGATACTTGACGCACTGGCCAGGCTGGAGGCAGTTGGGCAGACTACGCCCCGGATCCCAGTGGTTTCGGCGCTGGCTGGGTATAGCCATGGCGGCGGAGCCTGGAATAACTACAAGGCACGTCTGAATGCTGCCGGGATGATCGTCCTGCGTGATGGATATATGGCGCTTACCGATACTGGCCGCCGAATTGCCAGCTATCCCGATCAGCCAGTAACGCTCGATGATCTGCACGATGCCTGGTTACAGCTTTTCCCGACGCCTGTGCGGAAGATGCTCGTGGTGATCATCAAGATGTCACCACATTCTCTATCGAAAGAGCAGCTCGGGGAGAAAGCCGGATACGCGCCAACAGGCGGTGCATTCAACAATTACCTGAGCAGGCTTCGAGCGAGTGGCGCGGTGGTCAACGATGGACCGGGTCACATCAAAGCATCGGAGTTGCTATTCCCGGAGGGACTGGCATGAAGCAATTCAATCCCCAGCCGAAGCCGAACTACACCGAGCAGAAGATCGCGAAGGTCAAGGCCGAAGATGCGGCGTACGAAACACTGTTGAAGGAAGTTTATCGGATCCACGGGAAGCGATGTTATTCTGGCAACAAATGTCTGTCGAAGATCCTGCGGCGTCCGGATTCGGTGACGCCTGGTCATATCCTACCGCGGGGGCGTGAAGGTCGAATTGATACTATCGAGAACATTATCCCGCAATGCAAAGCCTGTAACGGTGCGTCGATGAACGGCACCGATGCTTACGGCAAGCGCATGACCGGGGACGAATTTACGCTGATGATCCTCGAACAGCACGAGAAAGAGCCGGGATTCATACACCAGGCGGAGATCGAGTATCTGCGGCGAATAGTAGAAAAGCAGCAGATTGAACGAGTGACGAAATGACTGATTCTCACCGCACGATAAGTGGTCTCTCGTATGCACCGTATTCATAAAATACATCGTGCAAAGGGAACGAACAATGGCTGAGAAGATGACACCAGAGAGATT